AACCTAAGTTAGAGAATAGAAACGTTATAAATATAAGAATCATGGAGAGCGTTGAGAAACTCACGCATATCGAGCATGTACTTAAACGTCCCGACTCGTATGTCGGTCCGACCGATTTAAGTACGGAATCCTATTGGATTCTTAACGGTCAAAAATTCGAAAAGAAGAGTACCAAGTATTCACCTGGTTTACTCAAGATTTTTGATGAGATCCTCGTCAATGCCATCGATCGCAACTCACTCCATCCTAAAAATGTAACGTCCATCTCCGTATCCGTAGATAAAGTATCTGGTTCCGTCACCATTGAAAATAATGGCCCACTGGGTGGAATCTCTGTTAAAATGCATGAAAAAGAAGGAATCTGGAATCCTGAACTCGTATTCGGACACCTTCTCACGAGTACTAACTATGATGATAATCAAAAGCGGATTGTCGGAGGCCGTAATGGATATGGAGCCAAGTTGACGAACATCTACTCTTCTGAATTCTCAATCATCGTAAAGGACCACGAAACAAAGCAGACGTACACACAAAAGTGGTCAGATAACATGTCAGTGTGTGAACCTGAAAAAATCAAAAAACATTCGGGTGCCACATCATCCGTGTCCATCACATTCATTCCTGACTGGAAACGGTTTGGGATGACCAAGATGGATTTCAACATCTACAAAATCTTCGAAAAGCGTGTATGGGATGCTAATATCTGCACGACACCCAACTGTAAAGTCAAGTTCAACGGCGAAGCTCTCCCCAAACAAAGCTTTGAAGCCTACGCTAAAATGCATGAAGGTGTAGAAAATGTACACTGTGCCACAACTGACCGCTGGTCTGTCTGTATCGGTCCATCCGAAGATGGTATGCAACAGGTATCCTTTGTAAACGGTATCTGTACCAGTAAGGGTGGTACACACGTTGACCACACCGCTTCACTAGTCGCTGCGGGTATCATCGAAGAGATGGCGAAGAAAATTAAGCTCAAACCTCAACAGGTCAAAAACACCCTTTCTATCTTTGTGAAAGCAACCCTCGAGAACCCCAGTTTCTCGAGTCAGGTCAAGTCTGAGTGTACACTCAAGGCACAAGACTTTGGCTCCAAGTTTGAGATGCCTAAAACCTTCGTAAAAAACGTCTTGAAGACGGGCGTTTCGGATGAACTCACGGCTCTCTCAAAGTTCAAGGAGATGAAGGAATTGGCAAAGACCGATGGTGGAGCTCGTAAGAGTAAAATTACCGGAATTCCCAAGCTCGACGATGCAAATAAAGCTGGTACAGCTCAATCTGGAAAATGTACACTCATCGTGACAGAGGGTGACTCAGCAAAGACCCTCGCTGTCGCTGGTCTTTCTGTGGTGGGAAGAGATCACTACGGGGTATTTCCTCTCCGGGGGAAATGTAAAAACGTTCGCGATGCCTCTGTGTCGCAGTTGACTTCTAATCAGGAATTCAATGACCTGAAGAAGATCCTCGGTCTCCAACAAGGTAAGGAATACACCGATGTTTCTGAGCTTCGATACGGTCGATTGATGATCATGACTGACGCGGATAACGATGGCTCGCATATCAAGGGTCTAATTCTCAATATGATTCACGCATTTTGGCCCAGTCTCCTCAAACTGGGCTTTGTGGTGTCAATGGTCACACCTATCATTAAAGCCACAAAAGCTTCTCAGTCCAAATCGTTCTATACGGATTCTTCATTCCGTGCATGGTACGGGGATGGACAGCCGGGTTGGCGGATCAAATACTATAAGGGTCTCGGTACTTCAACTTCTGTGGAGGCTCGAGAATATTTCAAAATTATCCAAGATCTGACCGTTAAATTTAACGTGGATGTGATGACAGATGATTCCGTGGTACTCGCGTTCGATAAAAAGAAGGCCGACGATCGTAAGACGTGGCTTCTTGAAAGTACCGCGAAAGAAGCGAAAGATCTCGAGGTACCTTATGGTAAGATAAAACAGCTGGAAATTACCGACTTTATTCACAAGGATCTAGTAAACTTCTCATTGGCGGATTTGAAACGTTCTATCGCACATATGGCAGATGGACTCAAACCGTCTCAACGAAAGGTTATGTATTCTTGTTTTCAAAAGAATCTGAAGGATGAAATGAAGGTTGCACAATTGGCTGCCTTTGTAGCTGAAAAGTCTGCTTATCATCACGGTGAAGTAAGTTTGGCCGACACTATTGTCAAACTAGCGAACGACTACACGGGCTCCAACAATATCAATCTCCTAGAGCCGTGTGGTCAGTTTGGGACCCGATTGATGGGGGGCAAGGATGCATCCCAGACCCGTTATATCTTTACGAAGTTGTCGAAGGAGACTCGAAATATCTTCGATCAAAAGGATGACGCGATACTCACATACCTTGACGATGATGGGCGTTCGATTGAACCCGAGCATTATATGCCTGTTCTACCTATGGTACTTGTGAATGGAACTGAAGGAATTGGAACAGGGTTTTCGTGCTACGTACCACCCTTCAACCCAGAAGATATCAAGGCAAATATCCTTAATTTTACAAATGGTCGAGAATTGAAAAAAATGAAACCCTGGTTTCGGGGATTTAAGGGGTCTATCTTGGAACAGGATGATGATTCGTGGATCGCGCAAGGTGTATGGAAATGTATTGGGAGGACGGTAAAGGTAACAGATCTCCCTCCGGGTAGATGGACCCAAGATTACAAGGAACATCTCGATACTCTCGTTGAAAAGAAAATCATCAGTGGTTTCATAAATAACAGTACAACTGAGAACGTTGATTTTATCATCCAAGATTATAACGGCAAAGACGCTGTCAAGGATCTCAAACTGCAAAAGACTATCAGATGCTCAAACATGCATTTATTTCATCCGACAAAGGGTATCTGTAAATACGATTCACCTGGACAAATTTTGGTTGATTTTATTAAACTTCGTATGGAACATTATAAGAAACGTAAGGCGCATCTCATCGACACAACTAAGAAGAAGGCTGAACTCTGTTCTCATCGAGCGCGTTTTGTTAAGATGGTAATCGATGGTGATATAGTTGTGTTTCGTCGCAAGAAACAGGATCTCGAAAACCAACTTTCCACCTTATTTCCCAAGATTGACGATTCACACGATTACCTTCTACACATTAAGACCATCGAATACACGGATGAGAGAGTGAAAGCGTTATTCGATGAATGGAATAAACTCAGAGAAGAAGTTTGTTTGATTGAAGCTACTGGTTATTTTGAAATGTGGGAAACTGATATTAAAAAAATGTAACTAATATTTAGATATGATCGTTGAAGGTCCAAATCCTGGTGCTCAGATAGCACTTAACGCGATCGGTAAACAGGATACGTATTTATTAGAAAATGATCCCGAAAATTCGTTCTTTAAATATGATCCCAAGAGACACTCAAATTTTCAAAAGTTTCATCGAAGTACAAAAATCGATAATCCAGGTACAAAAGCTAACTGGCCTTTTGGTGAAAGTATAAAAGTGACACTAAACCCGCGAAATATGGGAGATTTATTGAGTAATATGTACATAGCCATAGACTTTCCGGGGTTGGGTAGTAATTCGTTTTACCTCTCGGATCAAATAGGAAGACATTTAATAAAATCTGTAGCGATGCGCGTTGATGAAATCGAAATAGAAAAATTTCACGATGACTGGGGTATCATATACGATGAATTGTACCTAGACGCATCCGAAAAGCGAACTAAACGGTATTTAGTGAATAGATTCTTTGCAGAAGGAACATCGTCTGTAAATAACGCGGGATTGGTTACGAACGAATCGAAACTATTCATACCTATACCACTCTTCTTTTCAAGGAAATATGAGGGAGATGAATATGATTCTAACAAACCTAACAGACCATACTTTCCTACGTGTGCCATACATAAACAGAAAATAGAATTTGAAATTACATTTAGACCACAAACATTCTTTACGAACTCCACCGATACAGTTAGTTTAGCTAATTTTAAAATCATAACAGAAGAAATCACAGTATCAAATCAAGAACGTATATATCTCATGACTAAACCCCAAACATTTATCACTGATATAGTGAGAAAACATCCCACCGTAGAAACGGAACTTAATGAAAGTGAAGTAAAGTTACAACTCGTACCAAATGTACCGGTAAAAAGTATGAATTGGTTCTTGCGTAACACAGATTTCGAGGATGAATCCGTATACGCGGGTGGTACATCGTTAGAAAGTAATGTGTTCTATAATCGCTACAATTTTTCGGCGAGCGACACGGTATCTTTATCTAACGCATTTTTTCAACCTATCATGGACAGTGCCAAAATTTATATAAACGGGCAAGATTTACCAAACTTACCACTCGTTGATCATACGTATTATAAGTATGTAGTACCTCATAACAGTAGACTTTCTAGACCTGAAAAGAATATTTACACGTATACATTCTCGATGAATCCGATTAATGTGGAGCCATCGGGAAGTTTGGATTTTGGGCAACTTCAATCCGACCGTACCGTTTTGGATGTGAAATTAAAGGATGGTCTTTCTAATTCAAACACATACTCTTTACATCTATACTACGTCGGGTATCAAACGTTTAAGTTTGATGGGGGGTTCGTATCACTCGTATCAGTACCACCAATTGGTACATATGTACCTGAAACGTCTATGGAAGTTGAGGGTGTTAGGCCTAAACCTGGAGAACTAAACAGAGAGATTCCACCAGGTTATGGTAGGCCTAAACCGGAATAACTTTTTGAAGTATCCCCCCCTTATTAAATAAATCAGAATGATGGTTGCGTATGTAGTCAACTATACTGTTCTTAATACACCATCTAATAAAATTTAACTGTGCAACAGTAGTGCTTATTTTATCAGATGTGCCCGGAACAATGTATTGCATCTTATTTGATCTACAGAATGGGTCGAACAATTTTTTGCTGTATCCATCTAAACTGGATTTATAGGCGCAGTGAACGCTAAACAACTTTCCGTCACGGGTCTTGTATGTTAAATTATTTTTCTTAGAATAGTTGGTGATAAACCACTCGAGATTTCGAAGTGATATACCACCGGTTTTGTTTAAAAGTTCTTTTAGTATAGTTCTATTTTCGGGTAATGTGTAGAAGGCGTTGATAGAATTTAATAGTATATCCGATTTGTTCATTATTATATAATACTAACTAATTCTCTAAGTTCTTTTGTATGTTTTTTGTTTTTATCTTCCTCACATTTCGGACAACCCTCTACGCGGGGACCTGGCCAAGGGTGATTGTGTCGTAATATGCTACTCGATCGTTGTATGGGTTCGCATAATCTTTTGTCGTTTATATGAAAATTACAAAAATTTGTACCATTTGCACTTTTTTTCGTGCACAGTGTATTATCACGCTTTAATCCCATACAATGATCATTTTCCCCCAATGCATCCCTTCTTAAAAGTTTTAGTGGTATGCTGTGAATTTTTGAAATTTTTTCTATAACTTCACAAACTTTTTCATAAACACGTTTATCGACGCGTTCATTGAATAACTGATTTATTTGTAAAACATCTTTATCATAGACCATATATTATTATGAAGTTTCTTTTTTAAATAAGTCTGCTATTGTCACTTGCTTCGTTTTAGGTTCCCGCTTCTTTCGTGGTGGTTTAGCTCTTAAAAGCAACTCTCCAAAAATTTGCTCTTTAGGGTTTCCGAACAACGGTTCCAATAAATCGCACACGGGATTCAAGAATTTATTAAGAAAGTAATATACATAGTCGATCTTAACATTGTTATCTTGGACATATTTTGGATCCTCAGACTTCTCAAACGCCCGTGCCTTAGGATCTCCGGTATCCGTCAAAAGATAAGGTACGCGGTCTCCAGATTGAGGTTCAGATCCCGGTTGTCGAATACGCATTTTATTAACAACTTGAACATGAGCCATACTTATATCATTACACGTAAACATATTGTTGTGATCTGGATTCACTTTATCATAAGACACATATTCACCCTTTACTTTATACTTATCGGATAGAGACTGGCTCAAAATAAGTTTTTCGTTAGGTACGTTACCTTCGAGAAGTTCTACAGCTCGCTGCCTCGCCAAAGCTTTGGGTGCGGTGGTGTCGTTGCTCTCCAATATAACGTCGAGCAATTCTTTACTCACTTCACGTACATGCGGTGTATTATCGCGTCTGACCAATTGTAGACCCTTAACATCGATATAATCCATGTTCATGTTTCCATCTTTACCCTTAGTCCAAAGTTTCGCGGCGTATCGCTTTTTGCTATACAGAAAATAGGGGCAGTAAACTTTCTCAAGTTCGAGATTATTAGGAGCCTTGAAAAGCTTCGTGCATTCAGATGCGGCGCGCTCTCCAAGTTCCCAACTGTACTCGATAGCTTCTTTACCAGTTCTACCTTGTACATCAAATTCAACCATCACCGAATCAGTGTCACCATATCTAACCTTGGATCCCGGAAAGTGTTCCTCAACATAGTTTTTAGTGTCATCGATCATATTTCTACCTTTCATAGTAGTTGTCGATGCTATAGCTACACACGGGAGCATACCACGTGAAGCTCCGGTGAATCCATACACGGAATTCATAGAAATCTTATAAGCGAGCTGTTTACCATTGTACATCTGTTTTAACGCTCCGGTGGAGTTCGCCATATCCTTTTTGGCTTGCTTTCTGTACTGTTTGAGTTCTAAAAGAATACTCGGTAAAAGTGAGGATACATCCTGTGCGAAGATATGATTTCCAAACTGTTCATATGTGATACCAGGTATATTCTTATAGTTATCATCCATGACCAACGATGAGTAACATAAATTATGTGCTACCATAATTGATGGATATAGACCCTCAAAATCAAGGGCTGTAATAGGTGTATAATACGCACCGGACTGTGCTTCCAGTACAGTGGCACCTTCATAACCGGTGGTATCCGTATGTCCGTAGCTAAACGTAGGAACCTTAAATTCCAATTCGCGTGCCTTTTTTGTGAGTTGGCTAAAGACCTTAATCTGTTGCCCACGTTCCACGAGATAACTGATGGGAACCCATGTAGCTTTAGCCATCTCTAGAAGATTGATGAGTGTCGAAAGACGGTCCAATAGACGGTGGGGAAGAATCGTATCCTTAATACAATACTCAGCGACTTCCTGCAACTTATGAGGGTCTCCTTCACGAAAACGTGCAAACATTTCCTTCGGGGGCATGTCTATTTTGTTATCTCCCAAATACAACTTCGATACGTTATCGAGTTTATATGAATCTAGCTTATACTCACGTTTGACTTCATGAAAAAGATCAAAAATAAATCTTCCGGGCATGGGTAAGAGTTGAAGCTCGTTATCACCTAGCGCACTCGAAGAGAGTTTTTTATTCTTAATATTACACTTGTATCCATTGAGTTTACTCATTTGAAAAAAGGACGGAGGACAGTTGTTTAACAGGGCACGTTGAATGATATAGTTTAAATCAAAACCAAAGATGTTCCAACCTGTGATAATGTCGATATCCTTTTCCACGAGATACTTACTGAAAGCCATGAGCATATCATTCTCAGTGTCGTAACTTTTGATGGTACAACCCTCTAGATTATCACCAGTTTGTTTAAAGCATAAACACGTTTTGTCGTATACTTCAGTGGACCCAAACTTAACCAATGATATGGCAATCTGAAAACATGCATCATCTTTGATAAGAGGGTTTGGAAACTTACCCGTGGAACTATGACACTCAATATCGAGTGACGCTACGACAAAGGGTGCGGCGTCAGTAACATCCAACGGTTTCAATTTTTTCCAATCTCTACAGAACAAGTCAATGTCGACTGTAGCGTGATACCCGGGTGTACACGAGTTCTCTGTATCCACCCAACCGGTTGATTGAATACCCGTTCGATGCATGAGTCGTAAAACTGGGTCTACATTTGATTCGTATACGTAGGTTATAGATTTTTCTTTATAATTTTGGTTATTCATCATCTTGTTTATGTAGTTACTCACTCTCCTTCGTTGTGCACAGTCATTACAGAAGACCTGTAAAAAGCGACGTTTTTCGTTGTTTTGAAAACCCCATACATCTTTAGCTTCAACTTCTTCGATGTCGTATACTTCTTCATGAAACTTTCTCTCGATGACACCCTTCAGAGCCTCTTGGCTAGAACCCACAGGAATTTTAATAAAAAAATACGGTTTGAATGTAGTCGTCACGCATACAGATTTTCCTTCAAGCGTTTTCCCGAACAACCTAATGTAATGATCGTTATTTTCATCTCGAGAATCCCAGGTCAACACCTGAAATTTCACCATCTACTTCGTAATCGCCCCAAATTTTTAATATCATATATTAGTAAAATGTCAGCTGCGTTGATTGATCTTGTATCCACTGGTGCTCAGGATGTTTACATCACTGGCGACCCTCAAGTTTCATTTTTTCGTCAAAATTATAAACGTCATACAAATTTTTCGATCAAACCCGAGCGAATGGATTTTGTTGGCACCTTCAGTGGTGGTAATGAAGTCGTGATCCCCGTCCAGTCCAAGGGTGATCTTTTAAGCTACGTGTGGATTGAGTCCCCAAACATTTCTAACGTCGGCGTCAACACTAACGCCTTTTTCGCCAACAACGATACTAGCACCACAGAGTTTTCGTTACACATTGGTGGACAGGAGGTGTGTAAGTTAGATTCTCTTTTCATTCAGGGTGTACACAACATCCTCTATAAAGACACCTCCTCCAAGGTTTCGTGTGCCGTCACGACTGATACAGTCGCAGGTAACGCTAAGGCTGCGGTCGCTACTGAGCGTGGTTCCGATTATTTCGTAATTCCTTTCTTCTTTAGTGAAGATTGGACTAAATCCCTACCACTCACCGCATTACAGTATCATCAGGTGGAAATACGCATTAGATGTAGGAATGGTTTAGGTTCTATTTCACCTAAGGTATACGGTACGTATGTGTACCTCGATTCCGATGAGCGTGATTTCCTCGTCAATACCGATCACGAGCTTCTCATAACACAGACCCAATATCAACCAACATCCCCCACCACAACCGAACTTGATCTGACCTATTTCAACCATCCTACAAAGGCTTTACATTTAGTGAGCTCTAACGCTGATGGTACACAATGGAGTGGTATACAAAATTTCAGTTCTGCTACACTCTACATCAACGGTACACCCTTATTCGAGAACATGACCAGCACTTTCCACCACAACGTTGTGCCAGAAATGCATACTACATCTTTACCATCGGGTGTACTCGACACGGCACCCCTGTTTACGTGGCCGTTTTGTTTAAAAACGAATGCCTCGCAGCCTAGTGGAAGCCTTAACTTTAGCCGTATAGATAACTCTAAATTATCTCTCGAGGGACCCACGGGTACATCTGGTGGTATAAATAGGGTTTATGCAGTCAACTATAACATCCTCAGGGTAAAAGATGGTATGGCAGGTATAGCATTTGGTAATTAATTTATTTATTTTTTTAAGGAGTTAAGTATTTCATTAGTCTTGTTATACATGTTTTCGTGATAACGTTTTGTAAATCCTTTCGTAAGACGTCCATTTTCGATGGTATCGGTCTTTATGTCTTCCCACAAAGACAAACGCGTTTCCAAAAATTCAATGAAATCGTTTGAGTTTGCATTAGACTTATACCTAACACGTTCGGTATTCATAGCTTTTTCAATAGCTTTAGCCTTGTTATCAGAAAATAACTTCTCCCGCTCTTCGTACGAACGACGTGTAGTTGTTACCTCTTTAGATTTTTTGGTACTCATATATTGAGTAACTACTATATTCTTTATACACAATTATGGAAAAGATGTGGCGAATTTTCTCGCTTCTTTATCAACGTATTCGTTATTAACATCTCCGTTATGAGCTTTTACCCATATCCATTGAACTTTGTCAAATTGTCGCTCTAAATCACATAACTGTATCCACAAGTCCTTATTTTTGACAGGAGTACCTGAAGCGGTTTTCCAACCGTTCGTTTTCCAATTTTTTACCCAATGTTTCATACCATTTTTAACATAATTACTATCAGTATGTACGGATACTTCTTTTATTAGATGTTTTAAAGACTCACGTAAACCTTCTATGACAGCTTTCATTTCCATTATATTATTCGTAGTGAATGGATCTCCACCACTTATATCGAATAAATGTAAACATCGCGCAGCCCATCCACCTTTGCCTGGGTTTCCCAAACAACTACCATCTGTGTAGAGTAGGTGCATGTTTTATATAAAAAATATATTTTTATATATAATTATAGGACAGTCGTAAACATGAATGCAGTCCGCCCGCAGATGTTCCAAAAGAAATGTACAAAAATACCCAGACCAATAATTCGTGATCTAAAAAAGATACATGATTTGTCGTCTAAAAAGTCTTGGGAATATGCGGGCGCTGTAAAATGTAAAATAGGGCCAACGTCTGTAAAATTTGAAAAACCTTCCTTTGTTACATCCAGAAACAGGAAATGTGTAAATTTGGAAGAAATAAACACTGTATGGCCTTCACTCGTAACGTATCACACACACCCACATATACTCGCGGTGCCGTTAAAAAATAGTGTTAACAAAGATATATTCGTAACACTCCCGAGTAACGCAGATTTTGAAGTTTGTATTTTAGGATTTCCACAAATACAAACTAATATAATTTGTGATAGTCATGGATATTACATAATAGATATGATAGATGCCGCGGAAAGGAATAAATCACCGTTACCAGCTGGTGCGAAAAGAACCATGATCGATTTTAGACAGAGACCCGAAATACAAAATTGTGTTTTCGATGAAGGTGGATTAGAGTATTATAAGACAACCTTAAAAGAATGGAAACGATTTATAAATAAAGAACTTAACGCTTATTTTAGAAAGGTGATGGGAATAACAATTCGATACTACAGTTACGATGATGAACCACCTTACATATGTTTCGATATAGATCAAATTATAAATACGAAATAAAGTGTCCGACCGGATTTGATTTCAATTTTAAATGACATTTTTCATGTGATTTAAAAATGAAGATTTAATTAATTATTTTTTTAATAGCAAATACAAATTTGATTTGTATGCTTAGTTAGAGAAGGCAAGACCACCCATACCCGATTGGATACGAAGGACGTTATAGTTAACAGCGAACATGTTAAGCTGAAGCTGACCAGAGTTGCCGAGGGCAGTCTTAATAGACACCTGGGCATTGTCTATACGAGAAAAATTGCAGGTACCGGTCGGTTGATGCTCCTCGGGCTTAAGGGCAAACGAGTAAGAGTAAATACCGGGCATAGGGGTACCAGAGTGGTGCTGGTAAGGCTGGACCTGGTTGAAGTACTTACCGGACTGCTCCTTGAACCTGTCCTGACCGTTGAGAACGAGCTTCATGTTCTCGATGGTACCGACAGTCTCCTCATCGAAGGAAGTGCTAGTGGCACCGGCACCGTCACCCACGAGAAGCTTGGGGCAGTTACCGGCATCGAGGTCGATGAGAGAATCGGAACCGCTCTGGAGCGCGGCACCGCCAGCGGTGGTGGCGATGGCAGCCTGGTTCTTGGTGAAGTTCCATACAGCGCAGTTAGAAACGCTGGACTCGGAAGCGCAGAAAACAAGCTCCTTGACGGGGTGGTTGTACGAAAGCCTAATCTGCTTAGTCTGCGTCGCGGCGGCGAGCGTGTCCTGGCCCGTATGCTGAACCTGCTCAATGAGGTACTCGTGTCCCTTCTGGGCAAAACGCCTACGCTCCTCAGTGTCGAGGTAGATGTAATTGGCGTATACCTTGAAAGTAGTGTTGTCAGTGTACTGAGAGAACTCCGAAGATAAATCGAAATCCAGCCTGACTTCATGATACTGCAGAGCAATTAGTGGGAGGGCGAGTCCAGGATTGCGGTTAAAGAAGAAAATAAGAGGAAGGAAAACCTGGGAGTCATCACCGGTGGTCATCTTACCCCAAGTGGTCTTCTTAGCGGAATCGAGGTACAGCTCGGAGTAAAGGCGCCACCACTTCTGGTAGTGCTTGTCAATACGCTGTCCACCCACGGATAATTCTACGTCCTTGATAGCACGCTCAGCGACCCACTCGTTAGAGATCGCACCGCCGTTAAGAGCGGTGGTAGCGAGATTCGCAGCCTTGAGCTCGACATACATGTCGCCTACAAGGTCACCGTTACGCGCGATGGTAACAGATACGCGACCGGAGTCAGCGGCAGTACCGTTAACGGTCTGCTCGATGTTCTCCATAGCGAAGTTAGTGTGACGGCGGTAAACCGCCTGGAAGAAAGTAACCTTAGGGTTACCAGTCAGATAAACGTCCTGTGCGCCGTAGGCGACTAATTGCATTAAACCTCCCGCCATTTTGTGTGTGTGTTGTACTATACACCAAGAAAATAATTTCGGGTAAAGTGCGAAAAAATCGTACTGATTTTTCCTGAGCATAAATAAATGTCCGATACAGAATCCGAAACGCAATCTGAGGAGGTCCGCGAAGAAGAGCCTCTCATGTCTATTGATGATGAAAGTTCCGTCGAGGATCCCGAGGAAATTGAACTCGACGAATTCGACCAAGATGATTTTATCTCTACCGAATCACTCTTGGCATCGACCCTCATGACGGATGACGGTGATACCGTATGCACGGCCCTGGTAAGTATAGCAAAACAACTTGAGATTCAAAATAAAATTTTGGTAAAACTTTTAACAAATCTCCAAAAATAATCGGGCTTAGAAAAATGAAACCCTATAATATAAAATGTCAGAGGCCACTCATTTCTTGAGTGAGTCGGCTGACAGAGATGGGGCAAACGACGCCATGTGGACGAATCAGATACAAACATACGAACGTGAAGAAGTGACTAACTTCTTGAAGCAATTAGAAAGCATGTGGAAAATAAACGAGCGCGACAATGAATACTTATCCTTCAGGCTGGGATATGACAACTTCTTCAATCTCGATGAATTAAACGAAGACGGTATACCTAAATCTACTGACATAGAACGTATATCGGCAAAATACATGCGAATGAGAGATCGTTTATGCGAACTCTATCATCGTGCTGACAGTTTAAATATGTTATCCGAGGAAAATGAAGAAGATTTACAATTATCCGTACGCATCAATCGTCTGATAGATCAGGTCGATGATTCCTGGCAAATTGTATTCAGGGGGGCTCGCATTTACGACAGAGTAAATAATCCTACATACGTTCCTATTAATCCCGAATCTGATCCGTCTATATACAGAGTTTCAACTATCCAAAAGGTGGAGGAACTTTCACAGTATCAACAGGCTATATTACAGTGTCTGAAACACTTATATGAACATAATATTAAGAGATATAAGGGTAACTGCTGTGAAGAGATCAAAACTTCCACTGGATGTTCTACACGTGCGTGGAAAACAACGAAAAGCGTCGCTGACTTCGTATATAGCGTGGGCAGGAAAGAGACGTGGTTTGAATTATGGAAGAATCTTACCTCGGGTGGCATTACACAGCGCCATGTCATTAATCACCTGACTAATGTTTTCGATATGCAATTCGAAGATGTGAATAAGGATCGACACGTGTGGTCGTTTAATAACGGTATTTTCATAGGATGTATCGATTTGGAACGAGATAAGTCTAAGCCACAGACTAAACCTGTTAAGTGTGCGTTCTATGACTATGAATCGACCGAGTTTAAGAGTTTGGATCAGACTATCGTGAGTTGTAAGTATTTCGATCAGGAGTTCGTGAACTATGATCATATCGATAACTGGTACGATGTGCCCACACCACACTTTCAATCCATCCTGGACTATCAGAAGTTTGACGATGAAGTGTGTAAGTGGATATACGTTATGGGAGGAAGGTTGTGCTACGATGTAAATGAAATAGATCGCTGGCAAATTATCCCTTTTCTGAAAGGTGTGGCGCGTTCCGGTAAATCTACACTCATTACCAAAGTATTTCGTAAATTCTATTGTTCTGATGATGTGAGTACACTTTCAAACAACGTTGAAAGGAAGTTCGGTTTATCGGCCATCTGCAACGCGTTCATGTTTATAGCACCCGAGGTTAAGAATGACTTGGCACTCGAGCAGGCTGAATTTCAATCTATTGTGAGTGGTGAAGATGTATCTATAGCCGTCAAACATGAAAAGGCGAAGTCTATGGTGTGGACCACACCTGGTATTCTCGGTGGAAACGAAGTTCCACAGTGGAAGGATAATTCAGGAAGTATTTTGCGTCGTATTCTCACAGTCAACTTTGGTAAACAGGTGAAGAATGCCGATACAAGACTCGATGATAAACTTGAACAAGAGCTTCCGGTCATCCTACAGAAGTGTGTTAGAGCCTATCTTGATTATGGGCAAAAGCATAAGGCTGTGGATATATGGAACGTCGTGCCCGAGTACTTCAAGAACGTACAAAAGCAAGTTGCCATTGTTGCGAGTACTCTTGAGAACTTCCTACAGTCGCCAAAGGTCTTCTTCGACGAAAAGGCGTATTGTCCCAAGTCTGTATTCGTTTCGAAGTTCAACGAGTACTGTAATCTTAATAACCTTGGTAAGCCACGGTTTACGTATGACTTTTATGCGGGTCCCTTCGGGCAGCGTGAAATCTCGGTCAAGCGAGATGAACTCAAGTATGATGACGGTGATGGTATGAAACATCTCGACACACAAGAGTTTATCTTTGGTATCGATATCACGAAGGAAAAAACTGGTATACACTTGGGCAATGATCATTAAAAATATTTACATACATCAGAACAAACCATGGGCCTTTTCAATGAGTTTGAAAATACTAACAATAACAATAACAATAATAGATCAATCGAAAATAGAATAAATCAAAAAGAATATCTCAATAACAACGAAAAAAATTTATTAAAGGCCAATCATAAACTGGGTAGAAACGCGTTAAAACGCGCTAACCTCATGGTCGAAGAAAAATTGAGAGCTAGAAATTTATCAAAATTAGACGTCACACCTTTACAGTTGGGATTTTTTAACTCTTTAATTAACGGCGATTTCAACTCTCGTACGAAACGTATAGATTTGGTGCATATTTTTAACAAATCTCCACATGCACGAAGGCGTGTATTGGACGCAAATTTTGATATCGAGATTTCGAGTATAAAGTTGTATTACGGTCGCATGAAGGTGGGTGCTGAACACGCTTTAACTGGAAAGTTTGGAAATCTTAAAAACAATGTGAACTACACGTACGCTCAAATATCTGGTCGCATATTTTCAGACGGTACTGAACCACGTGGAATCACATTTAAGATTTACAATACCGGTAAAATACATTTTTCGGGTGGTATTCTCAATAACGACATTTCTCAACCGGCCAAAATACGTAAATACATAGTTGATAACTACACAAAAAAAGAACAATTTTTATATAATCCTATTAAGTACAACAACACGGTAGGAACCTTTAAGATAAATGGATCTATAAATTTATCCAAGGTTTCGTATGCGTTAAGAAAATCTGGAAAAACAGAGTACGAACCAGAGCTTCGTGCCGCGTTAAAGATGAAATATCTAGGATACTCTTTCCAACTGTTTACGTCGGGTAATATTCAGATACTAGGAATAAACTCTCTCAGTGACATGAACCTGGCTTATAATGCGGGAGTCGCTTTATCTCAAGAATTATACATCATGGGCTTTGTGTCTCCTAAAACAACAGCTCTTAAGCTACCCGCTGTTAAGAAACGGAGTAAGGAAGCGGTCACTACGGACAAATCTCTATCTAATATAGGATATAACATACGCAATACCGTAAAAGAACCGAAAAAGAGCTCCAAAAAATTCTCCAACGATCATAGAATCAAAGTGGGTAAGAAGGTGTGTAGTAGTTATCCAAAGCAGGAGTTGGTTGCGGTAGCTAAAAAGATTGGGGTGGTAGATATTAAATCTACTACGACGAGGGAGCAAATATGTCAAAAAATACGAGATCGCGTGTTTGGTAACTTTAAAGTAAAAAACAAACCGTGCCTCGCATACACGAAGGCGCAACTTGTCCCTATAGCTGTAGCGAAGGGTATTTCTGTATCCGACAATGACACCGTTGACGTTATTTGTAGAAAGTTAAACATCACTCCACCCAAGGCTCCGACAAAGAAAAATATTAAACAGAAAAAGAAGCAAAATAACAAGATTGTCAAAAATAAACAAACCCTAGAAAAGCGACGATTAACGAATAAAGCTATCAAAGAAGACCTCATTAAATTGTACGGTAAAAGATGGATGACAAAGTATAAAAACGTGATGCCATCTATCAACAATGATGTTGGTGAAATCAAAAAACTTATAAATTCGTTAAGTCTAAAGAAGAATAAATCTGGTATCCCATTAAAGATGCAAGTTAACGAATTAAAGAAAAATACTGTACAAACGTGGAAAATGAACCGAATGAGGAAATTGGATAATAAACTTAACGCGTTGAACAACAATTTCGCTAAGAATTTAGAAAAGGGTATGAATGTCGCTTCGCCCAAAAATAAGAACAATAACAAAAACAAGAAGACACGATTCCCCAAGGGTACGGTAGTTGAACAGCTTTAAAAGATAGAGCTTAGTATATATAAATGGATGATCCAAGAGAACTACTCTTAGATCATACCAAAACACACCGAAAAGGATTCCATGTGGACGAAGGTCCGTCTACATGGATACCAAATATAAAAGAAAATATATGCGAACTTATGATTAACGTTATTTGTGACTATATACGCGAAGAAAGAGATGAACGATCTTTGGGTATGGGACGTTTAGAAATGAAGTATATATGTACCGAAGATTTTGTTGAATCTGAAGATGCAGAAAAATGGATTAAAATGAATCCACAAACAGATGACACGGGGCTAATAATGTATATCTACGATAACGTTAGATATATGACGATGGGTATTCATAGACGTTCATTACTTTACTTAATTAACATGTTATACTTCTATTTATAAGTTTGTTGGGCTCCGCAACCTGTTTGAGATGTATGGTATGGTACGAAAAATCGTACGCTAAAAACATATCCTTTATCGTATCAGATAAAGTGAACGCCTCGTGTTCGTGGGATACACCCGTACACACGGATGTTTTTTCCAGTTTAAGCAAACGATCTTCTAACATTACGAAGTTTTTGATACTGTCGAGTGTTATCTTCGGATCTTTACTCATTATGTCAAACATACGCTTAGACTGCCCCCCAGACACATGAAAATACTGTGATTTATATCGCAACACACTCACCTCTTGGCTGTATGTGTTCCACGTAGTAAATGACAGAAATATTAATATTGCCAATATAACGATTAACATCTATTACTAGTCAACAAATTAAATACATCCCTGATCTTATACAGAATCTTAAACAAGTCGTCCTTAGTTTGTACCTGTTTTGAGTCTACAATTTCAAATTCCACCTGATACGTACATATATCCTCGGCGTCCATGTCGGTGATGTCGCCGGTACATGTGGTTATATCGATGGATAGATTTTTGCGAACGTACGACAGTCTCGCTTTATTTCTTTTCTTGTCCATTTCACGTTCGATTTCTTCGGTAACCGGGACCTCCTTCGCCACACTTACACGCAGATCATACGGAGCTGAATCAATAGCCTTAAAATCCTTCTTAAACACGCGCTCCTTTCGGATGATAGTTTCATCTCCGGTATTCTCGTCTACTGTAATTCGCATATTATCACGTTCCCTGTAAAAGACTTCTTCGTGGGTTTGAATAACCTGTTCCCATCCGTCATATTTTTGAAATCCTTTTAGTAGTTTAACGTGAGTATCTCTACCCAAGTTAGTGTCAAAAAAGGTTCCATTGAACTTTCCTAATCGTATCTCGACTTCAATGTGATCGTCGTCACGGATCTTTTCAAACTCGGGATAAATATCGTCACAAAGTTTATGAACGTTCATAGTATCAATATTAAAATGTTCTAAATCTCTAAGCTACTTAGGTTCATTAATCAACTTCTTCTATATTGGGACCCACCGGTTGCTCCTCCTTTTCAGATCCTCCCGCAGCTAAAATGGGATCAACCGCCTCCCTGAATTCCTTTTGTTGATGCGCAATCTCGTCAAGTTCCGCGGAACGATTATTATCTATCCAAGCTATAGCTTCGTTTACCTTTTCTTCTACGAGCGCTTTATTATCATCACTGAGTTTATCAGTCATACTCTTAACACCGAAGACGCTGGCTTCAAAATTATTAATAGCTTCAACCTTTTGTCTATACTTCTCATCTTCATCCTTATATTTTTCGGCATCATTTACCATACGTTCAATATCATCCTTCGAAAGGCGACCTTTATCATTGGTGATGACGATTTTCTCAGTCTTACCGGACGCTTTATCCTCAGCGGTAACGTTTAGAATTCCATTCGCGTCGATGTCAAACGCTACGTTAATCTGGGGAACTCCACGAGGTGCTGAGGGGATACCACCCAAGTCAAACTTACCGAGTAAATGATTATCCTGGGCGCGAGCTCTTTCACCTTCATACACCTGAATGCTGACAGATGGTTGGTTATCCGAATAAGTAGAAAATATCTGCTCCTTTTTGGTAGGGATAGTAGTGTTTCTATCGACAATTTTAGTCATGACACCGCCCGCAGTTTCTAGACCAAGTGAAACGGGTGTAACGTCCAAGAGCAAAAGATCCTGAACATTACTATTATCGACACCTGACAGGATAGCCGCTTGTACAGCCGCACCGTACGCTACAGCCTCATCCGGATTGATAGATTTATTCAACTCTCGACCGTTAAAAAAGTCAGAAAGCATCTGTTGAATTTTGGGGATACGTGTGGACCCACCCACGAGTACTATCTCGTCAATCTTTGATTTATCTATTTTCGAATCCCGAAGAACCTGCTCCACGGGTTGCATACACTTTCGGAAAAGATCCGAGTTTAATTCTTCAAAGCGAGCTCGTGTGATTGTAGTGTAAAAATCAATACCTTCAAATAGAGAATCTATTTCAATCGCTGTCTGTGCCGTAGAAGAAAGAGTACGTTTCGCACGCTCACACGCCGTACGAAGACGTCGAAGGGCTTTTGGGCTAGTAGATACGTCCTTCTTATGCTTTCGCTTAAACTCTTCCAAAAAGTGACGAAGAAGTCTCGCATCAAAATCCTCTCCACCTAGATGTGTATCTCCGGCCGTAGCCTTGACCTCGAAAATACCATCTTCTATATTAAGGACAGAAACGTCGAACGTGCCACCTCCAAGGTCAAAAATGAGAACATTTGTATCATCTGTCTTATTCTTATCAAGACCGTAAGCAATAGCAGCTGCGGTAGGTTCATTAATAATACGGAGACAGTTTAGACCAGCGATCGTCATAGCATCTTTGGTAGCTTGACGCTGAGAATCATTAAAATACGCAGGAACGGTTACGACTGCATCCTTAACAGTAGTTCCCATATACATCTCAGCAACCTCTTTCATTTTGAGTAAAACCATAGAAGAGATTTCTTCGGGTTCGAAACGCTTTTTTTCACCCTTAAAATCAACCTCGATCGTGGGTTTATCGGCTTCACCCGATACAACTTTAAACGACCAATCCTTAATATCTTGCTGAACCTTAGAATCGGAAAACTTACGACCTATGAGACGCTTCGCGTCAAACACCGTGTTAACGGGGTTCATAGCGGTTTGATTTTTTGCAGCGTCACCTATCAGGCGTTCTCCGTCGGTAAACGCTACATAAGAAGGGGTCGTTCTATTACCCTGATCGTTCGCGATAATTTCTACGCGGTCACTTTGCCATACACCTACACACGAGTACGTTGTTCCTAAATCGATACCAATTGCTTGAGACATTTATACATTGTATGCTACTCAAATCTCTAATTAAAGTTATATAATCATATAACATAAATGCATGGCTTCTACAATAACGGAAACACATGTTACTTTAACAGCGCTATACAATTACTGTTACGTATTCATGAACTATCTTCCCGTATTCTAAAAACAGAGTATACAGGTGTTTGTGACTTCACGGTTAAATATAAAGAACTCGTAAAAGTTTATTTTCAAAATGAAAAATTTTTAAAAATAAATATAGAACCTTTACTTGAATCTTTTCAAAAAGTATTTCCGAGATTTAAATCCATGTATCCACATGACGCACAAGATGCTTTATTCTGTGTAATAGATATATTAGAGAAATCATATCCACGATTGAAATCTTTGGTATATGGAAAACGAACACAGTTAACCATATGTCCATCAAGTACAAAAACTATGGTAGAACCGTTTAGTTTTTTGATTTTGAATGGGGATAAACCTACTGTAGGAGAAATGGTAACATCTTCGGAAAAATGGCATACGCTCGATGACTACGAAGATGACGATGGAATAAAACATAATGTTGCAACTACGAAAACGTATATATCAGAATATCCGAAGGTATTGTTCGTGTCGTTCGATAAAAAAGTAAATGTAAACGTAAACGATTTTGATAACTATGAATTATGTGCAAGCATATTACACTATGGAAATCAAAGAGGTGGACATTACGTATCTATGGTTAAATTAAAAGACTGGTATCAACAAGACGATGATACTATTACTAAAATGGAACTCCCTTCAACAGATTCTCATCACGTGCTTATGTACATCGCAAAAAATCCTCCATCTTGATATCTTCCTTAATATTAACTAACGTGCGGTAAAACGTTCTGCGGCCGTTAGGAAAAGTCTTATCGTGGCGTCTTAGTATAGGTTTCCACCACATGGGAGAGTCGTTAAACATATATTGACACTCGATTATAGCATCTTCTTCGATCCAAGGTATACCAGCTACCCATTCATCACGAATCTCGGATTCGAAAATAAGTTTTCCCTTTTCTTGTACGTACAATCTCCATAAATCCCCCTTACGTTTAAATTGGAAATCGATGGTATTTTTATCTCGAGGCTTCCATTTAAACATAGTCTCGTGCGTACCAATCTTAACGGGGTCATTCACAGGTGTAAACACGAGTCCATCAATTTTTTGTGTGACCGTGGGTAAATACGTATTCATAAACTCCCCAAAATCAGGGAGTGCGTGAAATTTTTTTATAGCAAATTTTATGGGGTCATTTTTCAAAACAGTTAACATTTTTTTGATATGTTCGATGCGTTCCAATCGCTGCAGAAAATCCATTTTTCCAATATTTTCCCCTTTTGAGACTAAACAATCATACACCATAAACATATTTTCGTACAATTCCCCTTCTAAGATCGTACCGTCATAAATAGGTTTTCTGAAATTTAGAGGGCACCCGAACATTTCCATGGCGCGATTGACCAACACACAAACCTTTCTACCTTCATACATGAAAGCCAGTAACATAAATCTGAGGCCATCTGTTTTCTCACAGACAACGTATTGGTTAGAAGCCAAAGTATTGAAATGTTTAAATTCAATTGACACGGGTTGACTTCCCGGGAAAAACCCCTTCACACCCCAATGTCTTTCCATGAACGAAATCGCATATGTGTAAAGAGGATCATTTTTCTTTACATATAGACGTTGCATTATATCTAATGTTTTAGGGTTAATCTTTAATTAGCTTTAACTCCGGCAGAATTTACTATGTTACCGAAACACTCGTGGGTGTAAGTTGATGTAACTTGAGCAGCTGTGAACGCCACAATCTTCACTCCGTATTCCTTAAATCTTGAAAACATCACATCCATCTTAGGTTGAATTTTCGTTGTTCCGGTTCGATTATCTCGAATCTTTTTGATAATTTGTTTACACATTAGACACCATGTACCTGACGACGTATTTATAACCCTGTATACATCATCAGCAATTTTCATATCAACTTCAGTATCGAAGTGAAGACCCATCTGATGAACAGGTTCTTGCGATTTTTCCAATGTCTTCTTCTTGAACATATCCCAATCGATACCTTCCTTTACACCTGGAAAGACGACAACACCGTATGTGTCGTTAGGTTTCAATACCATATCTAATGAATTATCATCCAAGGATTTTCCAAAATCAATAAACAATAATCGATCGGAAGTTTTTAGATTTTTATGTATAACTTCAGCCTTTTCAAATGGGTCATCTTTTACAAATACAATTTGATTTGCGACGTTATTTTGTACGCATCGTATATTCATACGAAGAATAGTGTGAAGAGTTTTAACATGACACGCGTTTGATCGAGTAACAACAATGGTCGACAACTTCATAACAGTAGTACTGATCTAAGCCTTAAGCCTTTCATTTAAGCAACCTACGAAAGGTAGATTACCCACATGACCTAATGTTGTGTTGACATCGGCAAATATTTTACCACCCATCTGCTGCCAACGCCTGCAAAAGGCGTAATCTTCAGACAAATACCGTTTGCTATCAGGGTCAATCATACAATCAAATATAGCGCAATATTCATCAAAATCACGGTTTTGGTGGTCATTCTTACACTGAAGTGTTGGTTTATAGTGTTCGCACATACGTTCCATAGCATCACGAGTGATAACCATAAAACCGGTAGGACCATCTAATACTTCAACAAATCCATCTACAACACTTCTCTTAGACGCACCTATATTTACAACCAAGCTCGAAGACAATAATCCCATATTCCGTGTATCACCCTCCTCTACACTTTTCTTTACATTATCCCACATGACAACCTTTTTAGGATATACGGCTACAGAAACGTCGTGATCAGATTTAACGAGACGTACAACTGATGCAGCGTCAAACTCCACATCCGCGTCTATAAACATGAAGCGGTCAGCGTCCGTTTTTTGTAAAAATCGTCCGACAGATACGTTACGAGCGCGATGCACTAGACTTTCATTTTCGGTGGTATCCAACATTAATTGAATACCCTCCTTCATCAGTTCCATTTGAAGCCTAACTATACTAGAAACGTATTTTTCGAGACACAATCCTCCGTAACATGGAGTACTCAAGAATAACTTCATATACATGTATTACATTTTATCCTCTAAGTGGCGTTTTACTATAACCAAAATTTTATTAAGAGTCGGTATAGATACCGAACACTTCTCCGAAATCTCCGTTTTGGAAACCTTAGTTTGGAACACCATATATATAATAGCTGTAGCCACACTATTCGGAGACTTACTCATAAGATCAACACATTCCTCCAATTGACCACACATCTTATTACACGCATACCTTTCTTCGCGAGATACGTCAAATGAATTGAGCAATCTCTGCATGACATTAAACGGTTTGGTCACGTAATTTTTATCGGTGGATTCGTTTTGAACAGTTTCTGTAAACAATTGAGTTGTTCGACTTATATCCTTTGATTGTATACCAAACATAACCGCAATATCTTTTGTAGTCCGTGGAACTTGAGCAATTCTACACGCGTATAAAACGCAGTTAGCTTTTATACCCGATCGTACCGCACCGCGTGTAAGTTTGGATCCATTGAATTTTTTGTAGAAAGTTTTCGCATCTTTCAAAATGCTACCCGGTAGATCGCGGCAAGCTTCATCAATATCCTTATACGCATGAAACAATGACCGATCTCTGTGATTCATAGAATTATGAAAATTGATTTTAGCCATACGTTTATTTTCATACGTAGACGCGTTTTTGGTTGAAATCATAGTATTCTTCCCCCAAGACTCCGAAAATAGTTCGTGGTTCGATGTAGGGATCATACATCTAGAGGGATCGTTGACACGCCCATCATCCGAAACACCACTCGTCCATTCGGCACTTTCATCTATATAAATAGAATCCATTAAACCACACTCTGAACACACCATACCCTCTCTCGTAAGTATTTTCATTCCCTTACAACTTCCACAAAATAGATTATTAGTATTACATGACTTTAATGTTGGTTTAGATTTCAGCTGGTCTACGTGAGACCATATAGTAGTCAATGTTTCGGGGTCCATTACCGTGTATTATTAAATTTATTATAATAATTAGCGCACTTAGGTTCTTAAAAATTTATTTCATCCATCTGAAGTCTCGCGCGCTCTTCGATTCGCTCCACCATTTCCTTATAACGCCTAGATCCTGGGCTAGAAGGTTCCCATTCATTCCACGCCCTGTCGATTGTAGCGTGATCGGGGGGTAAATTCATCTCACCATCTATATCCGTATCAGAAACTATAAAAGATTCGAGATCACTGCCATCGTCTTCTGATTCATCATGTATTTCAGAATCATCATCTTCTATATCAACCTCGTCGAGTAATACGTACATGTCATCTTTTATATGACTGAAAACTGAGTCACCGAACTCATGATGTTCGAGTATACTATCTTCACGTAACAAATTCTCTTCTTCATCCAAAATATATACGGTAGCATTTTTATACACGAGTGAAGACTCTGAATAATACTTTACTATCAAATAATCTTCACGATTCTCTTCTACGTTTGCGTACAGTTCATCTTCTACATCGTCAATAACAACTAAAATTTTAATTAAATCTCCAGGCCGAATTTCAGAAAATACAATCATATCTAAAGATTTCTGACAAAAAATATTAACAGCTATTAACACACGATGGGGGTTGAAATTCTTTCGAAAGCGGACTGTAAATACTGCGATTACGCTGAAAACATGTGCAAAAATCTAAATCTTGAATACATGAGGTCATACGTTGATAAAGCCATACTAAAAGAAAGATGCGGCTCTTCTGTATCAACGTATCCACAAGTTTTTGTTAACAGTTCTCACGTAGGAGACTATTTCGCTTTCGAAGAATTCATAGAAGAAGCCGAACCAATACTCTTACCGACCATGAATAGATTCACCGTATTTCCTATAGAACATGAAAACCTATGGTCTTTGTACAAAAAGGCGCAAATGTCTAACTGGACTGCTGAAGAAGTGGATGTATCCGCTGACATGGAAGATTGGAAATCACTGAGCGAAAATGAACGACATTTTATTAAATACATTTTAGCTTTTTTTGCGGGGTCGGATGGTATTGTTTTTGAAAATTTAAATAATAATTTTGCTGATGAAGTTCAAAGTGCTGAAGCTCGCTCCTTTTATGCGTATCAGGCACATAACGAAATGGTACACGGAGAAACGTATAGTAAACTTATTGATAAATACATACGAGATGCTTCTGAAAAGAAAAAGTTATTCGAAGCTATCACGACGATACCCTCTATTAAAAACAAAGCCGACTGGGCTATGAAATGGTTCGATAACTCGAGACCGTTTTCAGAACGTCTTCTGGCGTTCGCGTGTGTTGAAGGTATATTCTTTTCCGGTAGTTTCTGTGCTATATTTTGGTTAAAAAAGCGTGGATTGTTACCCGGTCTATGTTTCAGTAATGAACTTATTAGCAGAGACGAGGGTTTACATCTAGAGTTCGCGATTGAGTTATTTAAAATGCTAAAAAATAAACCTAATCAGGATATCGTTTACGACATAGTACGTGAAGCTGTAGAAATCGAAAAATCTTTCATAATCGAAGCTTTGCCATGCAGTTTAATTGGTATGAATTCCGATAAGATGTCAAACTATATTGAATATGTATCTGATCGTATGTTAAAGCAAGCGGGGTTCAATAAAATCTGGAATACTCAAAATCCCTTTGATTTTATGGAAAATATTTCCCTTGATGGTAAGACTAATTTTTTTGAAAAACGTGTAGGTGATTACGGTAAGATCGATGAAACTACCGAACTCGCTTTCGACGAAGATTTTTAAGGAGTAATGATCACCGTGCTACCGTTGGAGCAGTCGCAAGATACAGCTCCTTTACCGGAAGAACCGTTCTTGAGAGCCATGGGTAAATCCATAGACTCATTAATATCCATAGAAGAAAACGAAGCACCACTGTCGCTGAATCCGACGATATCATCGAATTTACCGGGAGTAGGGGTAGGCATATCAGCCATCCTGGGGGCAGGCGCCTTTTTCATCATAGAAGGCTTCCTAGGAGAAGGACCCCTCATCATAGGAGGAGGAGGCTTCCTAGGAGAAGGACCCCTCATCATAGGAGGAGGGCCTTCCATCATCTCGGGAGGGGGGCCTCCTCCCTCGCTGAGTTCAAAATCATTAATGTCAATCTCCTCGACGGGAACCTTGTCAAAGTCAACATCAGCTAGCTTCTTCTTAGGCATAGTGGGAGGCTTAGCCGAGGGCGCCATCTCACCTGTCATAACCTCGTAACCCTCGACACGGATGTTCATGAGACCCCATGTAAGAAGCATGTATACGGTGGTATGAAGAACGAGCCCCCCGGTAGAAGGACAACCCGTGGGGCTGGATACCCACTTACCTACGATAGATCGCATAACCCTAAATGTACTGGGGTTCGCGATTATAAAAAATAATAAGGCAGCCATGATGGAAATGAGAAACTTCTTCTCCTGTTTCTTACCATCACACCCGCACCCGCAATCTTTGAATAATCCTCCCATTTTATGTGTTTAAAATATACGAAGAAAAAAAATGTGAAGAATCAATCTTACAAAAAGGTACTTAAAGTTTCGTCACGTATATGATATATAATAAGTACCATGTCCACCAACATTCAGCGTTACGAACAATTTGATCCCTCCTCCGTTATTCTTTCTAAGATGAAGAAGAACAAGAACGGTGGTAAAACCGTATACATTAACGCGCCAGAAAACAAGAAACTTTACCTTCAACTCCCCTTCATGCGCTCACCATTTGGCCTGAGCGCTTTCACCGACGAGGCCACCAATCGAACTTCGTATTCTCTCGATCTATCCTTTGATAAGGATAACGAAGATGCATGCGCACTTATGGAAAAGCTCACCGCGCTCGACAACAAGATCATCGCGGCAGTCGCTGATAACTCTAAGGAGTGGCTTGGAAAGCCTTATAACATCGAGGTCATCAAGGAGGCTCTGTATAAGCCACTCGTACGCCCCGGTAAGGATGACTACCCATCTACTCTCAAGCTCAAGCTTATGACCAAGCCTTCCGGTGAGTTTTTGGCCGAGGCTTATGACATGTCTCGTCAGCCTCTCGCGATTGATAGTATCGAGAAGGGTCAGCGTTGTATGTGTATCGTCGATTTCAATCAGATCTGGTTCATCGATAACAAGTTTGGTGTGAGTGTCCGTCTCTCACAGACCCTTTGCGAGCAATCCCAGAAGCTCCCCTCTTTCGCTTTCCAAGGTGTTGAGACTATGGCCCCACCCGAGAGTGAGGAGGAAGAGTGTGAGATCGATGAAGAGTAGATAGCATTTAATTTTTTAATATAAATTCAGTTTTGATATGAAGTCACCCTTCCTATGAAAATAATATTAGTTTATAACAGGTCATGAATAGAGAAATTCAAGAAGCTATTAAAAAAACTTCCTGCCAACCAAATAAAATTTTTAAACGCGTGAAAAAAATCGGTCAAGGTCAATATGGATCCGTGTATGAAGCGTGCTTAAATGATGAATGTTCAAAAAAGGTTGCGTATAAAACATCCAACAGCAACTTGAGTGGCGAACGAAATTTAGCTAAATATTTTAGAAAACTTTCGACGAGTGGTATTAAAATATACGGTTATGGGAAATGTTTAAAAAATATCAAACCCGAGTTACCGAAAGGTAAGTATTTAACTACCCGATCCGCGCCAACCTCGTCCAAAGGTGCAAAATCCAGTTCAAAAGCCAAAACGGGTGTAAAAAAAGGTGCAACTCAGGTTCCAACGAAGGTTATTGATCATTTATATTTAGAATTACTCGAAGGACAATCATTGGATAAATATTTGCCAAAACGTAGATTTGATGTTGGGTACGGCTCTAGACTTAAACAAATAGTAATTCAAGTTTTGACAATATTACGCGCCGTTCATTCCAAATCTAAGTCATTCAGACACAATGATCTCCATCTGGGTAATATTTATATAACCAAAAAAGGTGAAATAAAAATAATCGATTACGGGTTATCAACGGTAAACGGGATACGTAATCCAGAAATTAATAAAGCCCCGAATGAAACATTTAGATCCATGTACGGTATATACAGAGGAAACCATTACATGTACGACGCCCACTTTTTCTTAAACGCTTTATATAGTGCATCAGCACTCACTACACCGGGATTTAAAAGGTTTGCCGAAGATGTTCTCGGTCCTCAATATTTAGGAATGGGTGGAGGGCCGGGTTCTATGATACATCTTCATAGATTAAAGGAGGTTCCCGTGTCGTCGAGGGTGCACAACGTAAACTTATCATACGAAAAACTTTTTACACACCCGTATATTTCGGGGAGGTCTAACACTATCAAAATAATGAATTCCGTTAAAAAAAATGTTAAACCTACTTCAATATTCTCACCCAAACCTGCCAGTACCCAAACCATGTCAACAAGCAACGCGGCACAAATTTTAGCGAGGGCGCAACAGCAAAAGTCTGGTAGTAAAAAACCACCTACAGCAAGACGCCCAGTCTCACGTACGCAAAGAAAATAACTATTATTTACGTGGTAGCGGATTATATAAGAACGTGATGAGAACGATGATAACGACCTCATCACGAAATACGCAAACGATTTCAAACTCGTAAAGAGTCAAAAACACCGGTTAATTTTATGGAATCTCACGTATATTCTGGGTGGGGATTTGCTCTAGTGTTTGTGTACATGTATTAAATGCGGTGATACACATCATAGCGACTGAAAATTGGTAGATAGCTTGTTCCCACATTCGAAGTACACAAAATGGCACTATCATGAGCCCCGCACACGTACCATGAAACACTATAACTGTTATAGATGCTGAATGTTCAGTATGTAGAGCACCCGTCGTAGATACTATCAACACAAAATTGATAATATCTATTATTCTCCTGAAAAGAGCCAAATTTATACCAGATGCAAGTACGAATATATACGCTAGAGCACGCGCAACGGGATGATATTCTAGTAAAAGTCTGAAACGTGGTAGTGGTTGTATAATTTCGGGAGGTGGTTCTGGAGGCTCCGGTGATGGAACCTCTTGGTTAAATGCTATCGCCACCGAACCATCCGGATATTCAACGACCGCATGACGCACATCATTCATATCTTTATATGGCCTCTACTTTTTATATACATAATGTGCTGTAGCAATAGCTGCTAATATGATAAATATAACATATATTTCATCATGCTTTAAATCACTCTTTATCGCCCACCTCACCGTGAACATATTAGCAAAAAATATGGCAAATCCTCTTATCAGGGCTTCGTACTTCACGTTCATTTATAATATGAACATAAAAAAAATATTTACATATCATAAATGAACGATAAATTAGTATTTGCTTCGCTGATAATTCTCATTATCATCATTCTTTGGAATCTCACGAGACCTCAGGGTGGTTCCCCGGCTGCCAAGGCTTCTGGTGACAAGTGGACTGTTTACGGCACCATGGGTTGTGGATGGACTCGTAAGCAGATTGATTACATGAAGAAGAAGAACAAACCATACACCTTCGTTGATTGCAGCAAAGGTGGTTGTGATGGGATAGACGGCTATCCCACTATGATGAGTTCAACTGGTGAAAAGGTTGTCGGGTTCCGTGAGGTTTAGATACCCCGGATTACCGAAAGAGAAATAGAAAGAAGTAAGGCGTCGAGGAAGGTGTTAATCTTCTTGAGAACGGTGATGTGCTTCACCAGGGAGTTGTTCCAAGTGTACCTGAGAATAAACGTGGAGATGAGAATTACGAGTACAAAAAGAAGAATTTCGGTGACCGCATCGAGAGGTTTGCGAGAGTTAATAAGTTCCTTGATCATTTATTAAGTGTATATATTTTTTTCCTAGCTTATATTAATGGTGAAGAATCCACCCGCCAGTGGTTCTGAACATATTTTTACAACCAGAAAATGGGGAGGTCCTGTGGGTAAAAATAATAACAACTGCTACGCGTATGCAGTTCACGATTTTCAAAAATACAGAAATTGGAAAAGTCAGCCTGGTGAACGCGCGAGTATGAACAGTAGAAATTTGTATCACGGGTGCGGAAAATTACCCAAAAAGGTTCTTTCCGATAATCCTAAAAAAGTTTACAAATCGACGGCTGGGGAAAAGTGTAAACCTTCGTATTATAAAATTATGTTATTCGTAGCGAAGTGTAAAAAGAGAAATACATTATGTCACGGCGATTTCCATTTTTATAAACAGCATAGTAAGACTGAGTATAAAATCAAGGCGGGGGATACTCATGAGAGTGTGGCGAGGTTCTTTAAAGTACCTGTATCTCGTATTAAACGAGCTACAACTACCATGAAACCAGGTAAAGTCATCACATTTAAAGCCGAATTTTTCAGCCATAAACGGGGGTGGGCTACCGGCCCTTTAATAACGGGTGCTACCGGGAAACTTATAAGGGATCCTAGACGAACGAGTCGTAAATATGAGTCTATAAACTATAATAAGTATTGTGGGTCATTCTGTGTTAAGAACCGAGGGATCAAGGTCGGACATACTCACTCCAAAGTCACGAAGTAAACTTTCCATATCTACCAAATTTTCAACATCAAAAAATACGTCTAACACGTCAAATAAATATTGATCACCAACTTCTACCGTATTTGAAGTTTCATTTAATGTGTTATGTACTGTTACCTGTACTTTAAAGTTTTCTCCATCAAATATTTTTCTACACACGGGACACGTCTGTTTTCCCCTATTTTTCCAATCCTCTATGCAGTGAGAGTGAAAAAGATGACCACACCTGAGGGGTATGTTGGCTCTCGATTCTCTCACTGGATTAAGGCAGATAGCACATGTTGTCATTCGTAAAACTACATCAGACTTTTATTTTTAAAATTTTACTCAATAAATTTTTGATAAATTTATAGTAGAATCGCATAAACTGCAAGGAGCGGGTTGCTTCTGTACCTCCTTGTTAAGTTCGGGACCCTTCGATTGGAGGAGTTGGCGGTACGAGTAATTATCTTCGGGCTTGATTCCATTTTTCTGCATGATATAGGAATCATACAGTTTAGACGAGTTTGTGACAGTGAAGCATCTTCCATCGGCCATACCGAGTCGTTGAGACATTTATATTACAATTAGAAATTAATTTGCCTATTGCTCGCTGTATTTATCCACGAGTTAAATTTTAGCTCTCTGACCATCGCGATAGTTTTCTCGATGTCGTACCCTGAAAAAATATTAAACGTATCTTCTGAGGGTGTCTTAGATACACAGATACTTTTACATTCGGATATGTGTTGATTTATGATATTATACCCAAATGCAATCTCTTTGAGAGTCTCTGCTCCAGTGATGATGATTTTCCCGGTACTAAAAATACTGGCGGTAATCTGCTTCATATCCTCTGCCGGTTTGAATTTTACCTTTACAGCCGAATACCTATCGGGCTCGAAGGAAACGCTGAATATATCAGAATATTTCTCAAAATGATCTGCGGTTTTCATAAGGTTTATATTATAGTTGATACTGAAGTTGGAGTTGATCATGACAACGCGAAAAGAATCAATTGGGGGGATAATATCGTGATCAAATGTCTTCAATATATACACAAGACTTTCAATGACATGTTTACAGTTAAGTAGGTCATTACACCCCGCAACCTGAATACTCCCATTTGGAAATATTTTTATAGATTTTACACTGTAACAATCTTCGTATGTGAGTGTAATTTGATTATAAAACGTTGTCGGTTTTAAAGACCAAATAATAGGCTTATTATCCACGGTGTTTCTGTGTAACCTGATTGGAGATTTTCCAAAAACCTCACGGATCTTTTTGATATTTAAAGATTTCGAAAACGACGAAACCATGGTGATAGTCGTCAGCTTCACCCATGACGGTTTGAAATCGTCATTAAACTTCTTTCGAAAGTCATCTAACGTAAGAAGATACGAGAACGTATTATTGACGATTGATGAATACATCTTGCTTACAATTTTACAAGATTCGCTCCGACTTAGGTTAAAAAAATAAATTCAGATGTAGTAAGATGAGATGCGCGTGGTGTAAGAAAAAATCGAGTGTACCCATACATTGTAAATATTGTGATGGAGAATTTTGTACCAGTTGTTATAATTTAGAAAAACATCAATGCATAGGACTTCAACTTAAAAAAGAAGAAGATTTAAAGAATTTAGAGAAAAAACTTGAATATAAACCAGAAAAGAAATATGCCTTCCTTCATTAAGGAAGCTCATGTATTTAAAGATGATGAAACTGGGAACTCTAAAATAGAACTTAAATACATGAGATATATGGATGGAGAAGGGTACGTGATACGTTGCGCACTTTTTGAAGCAGAACCTATTGGAAAATGGGAATACTATCTATCTAAAAGCGTTTCTAAAAGATACGAAGAATTCTTACTCGAACGTGTAGACAAAACTATCGAAGTCGTGAGGGAAATGAATTTGATAGAGTTGGAAAATGTCCTATGCGAAAACCATGACATTAACTCAATTATACGTATAATGAACAGTATTAAGGTATTAGATAACACCTTTTATCCACCATACATAAATAAGAGTAAACGCTGGCAAAGAAATTTTGTTCGAGCTATATGTGAAAGTACATTACCGTACATGATATCACGTTGCTCTAATCAGACCAAACTGGAAGCGCTGTTTAACGTCTTAAAACAAATAGAAGAAGAATTATAAACACAAGAATTGTAATTTTGAGGTAATATCCAGATAAATTTATACGAGATTTACTGGGTGCCTGTTCGGGGGTTGCGATGTACCCGAGTTCACTTTCTTCCTTTCCTGGGAACAATGGTCTAGATAGCACCGATGGACTTTTTATATCCTTGCAGGTTTCTACAGCACTCCACCCTGATGTAGAAGCCTGACCACAAGTCGACTTAGATTTTGACATAGACGGATCCCTGTGATTCAAATATTCACGCTTTTCACCAATCGCACCAGGCATAGAGAAATCGTCTGTGGTAGCGAATGGATTGATATCGTCCATGGTATTGTTGACGTCGAGCATGTACTTACTCATTTATATTAAGCAGATATATATTTTTTGTGACACATCTTTTTACCATGTTCCACCCACATTTTATCAAGATCAACGTTTAACATATGAGCCAATTGAAACAAGTAACTAAAAACATCACCCATTTCCATCATTATATCAGTGCCCCTCTCTTTCTTAATATTCGTCTTTTTAAACGTTCTCTTATACTGTCTGATAGCTGAAGCCAACTCACCGACTTCTTCGGTGAGGAGTAACCATACAGTGTTTATTTCAGCGCGATCCCATCCTTTGGATTTACATATCTTTTCTGTTTCGGATTTATAATAGTTTAGTGACATCACTCTTATGAATACATATCCACAAATCTTTATATACCAATCTTATCACTCTTTTCCATCTTGAGACCAAACGTACTCGTGTTAGCAGGAAGAGATGGTGGAAGTGCGGCTGTATCTATATCTCGCATGTATCCCATAAATTGAGACACCCCAGATTGGATCTGCGACAGGGCAGTTTTAACGACAAGATCATTCATAAACTTTACCTGTTCGTTTATCTTGGTATGGTGATTACCAGCGTTGTTAATGAAAACACCCCTCATGATGCTATAAAGGTCAGCGTTGTTCTGATAATCTATCGCAACACCTGTATCGTCCTTGAATTTCTGACGTATACCGCGCTGAAGAATGTTCATGTTAAACTCTGAAAAAAACAATGTGTTCAGGGGAGTCTGTGTCTGTTGTATAGAATTTAAATTAAGCCTTTCGCACATTTAATATAGTCCAGGAAAAAAACTCTGTGTAAATATTAAATGTTAAACATCGCCGATTTTGACGAAGCTTACAACACAAAACCTTGCAACCAAGAGAAACCTGTATGCAAAGCCCCCGATTGTTTCATCGGATCTTATCCCCCAGTATCCAAACCCGGCGTCGAAGGCCCTTTCCATGTAAACACTTCGTATCTTTCTCCCAATAGGTACATGGAAACCGTTGGAACTGTGACTGTTCGAAGTGAGGACTTCAAGTGTTAATTAAAAAATAAATTTCTAATACCATTAGTATGCGAGTTATTAAACGGTCCGGTCGTGTTGAAGACGTGAAATTTGACAAGGTCACCAACAGGATCTCCAAGCTAACACGTGATCCCTATGATATTTCCGGAGGTGTAGACGCTTCTATGATTGCTCAACAAGTTTTCTCGTCTATGTACGATAACATAACCACACATGAAATAGACACACTATCTGCTGAAACATGTGTCGGTATGATCACAAGTGATCCAGATTATGAAATATTAGCCACTCGCATTATAGCCAGTAACATACAAAAAATAGCCCCAAATAATTTCCATATCGCGATGAAAAAAATGCATAAATCGGGTATAGTAACAGAAGAAGTCGTAGAAGTTGCGCAACAAGTAAAAGATCAAATTATCACAAACAGAGACTTTGATTTTGGGTATTTCGGATTAAAAACGCTCGAAAAAAGCTACCTCCAGAAATGTGAAGGAAAACTCATGGAGACTCCTCAGTATCTATTCATGCGTGTATCCATAGGTATTCATGGCAAGGACATTCCATCTGTACTCGATACGTATGATAAAATGTCACAAGGGTTTTTCATTCATGCCACACCAACACTTTTCAACTCCGGCACACCCCGTCCACAAATGTCTTCTTGTTTCTTAATTGCAAATAAGGATGACTCTATTGATGGTATCTATGGTACTCTGACTGAATGTGCCCAAATCTCGAAATGGGCCGGGGGTATCGGTATGCATATTCACGATATTCGTGCGAACAAGTCTCATATTCGGGGTACAAACGGTCAATCCGATGGAATTATACCAATGCTCCGAGTATTCAACGCTACAGCACGATATGTCAACCAGGCGGGGCGTAGAAAAGGATCTATTGCTGCATATCTAGAACCGTGGCACGCTGATATCATGGAATTCTTAGAGCTACGCCTTAATCAAGGTGACGAGGAAGCTCGGTGCCGCGATTTATTCACTGCAATGTGGATACCCGATCTTTTCATGAAACGAGTTGAACAGGGAGGTACCTGGTCTCTTTTTTGCCCCGATAAGGCCAGGGGACTCTCGGATGTATACGGCGAAGAGTTTGAAAAGCTTTACGTTAAATACGAAGAAGAAGGTCTCGCTAACGTCACCATCCCCGCCGCAGAAGTATGGAAAGCTATTATTAAAAGTCAGACAGAGACTGGAACCCCGTACATGCTCTTCAAGGATGCGTGTAATAGCAAATCTAATCAAAAGAACTTAGGGGTTATTAAGAGTTCTAATCTATGTACCGAAATTATAGAATACACCAATAAGGATGAAACGAGTGTGTGTAACCTAGCATCTATTGCACTACCTAAATATGTAGATAAGGAGACAAAAACGTTTGATTACGCTAAGCTTCACGAAGTGACGAAAACCGTCACAAAGAATCTAAACCGCGTGATTGATCGTAATTTCTACCCTGTAGAAACAGCGCGTGTGTCCAATATGAAACACCGCCCCATCGGTCTTGGGGTTCAAGGTCTCGCTGATGTTTTTATCATGTGCGGTTTCCCGTTTGACTGTGAAGAATCTAGAATGATGAATGCTCATATTTTCGAGACTATGTATCACGCATCTTTAGAGGCTTCATCTGAATTAGCGGAAATCGATGGATCGTACGAAAGTTTCGAAGGAAGCCCCGCGTCCCAAGGTATTTTACAACAGGATATGTGGGAAGGTGATACCAAATTCAGTGGTCTTTACGACTGGGACGCAATGCGTGAACGTATAAAGACAAAGGGGCTTCGTAATTCTCTTTTGATGGCACCCATGCCTACCGCATCTACAGCACAGATTTTGGGTAACAACGAATGTTTTGAACCGTATACGACAAATATTTATCTTCGCCGCACTCTCGCCGGTGAGTTCGTCGTGGTTAACAAACATCTAGTTGATGATCTCAAAAAAATCGGTCTTTGGTCAAAAGATATGAAAGATTTAATGGTCAAAGCGGGTGGTTCGATACAAACTATCACAGATATCCCCGACGATATTAAAAACCTCTATAAGACTGTTTGGGAAATTAGCCAAAAATGCATTATCGATATGGCAGCTGACCGTGGACGCTTCATCGATCAGAGTCAATCGATGAATCTGTTCATGGAATCCCCGACGCTTTCAAAAATGTCGTCCATGCACATGTACGCGTGGAAAGCTGGTCTGAAAACCGGTATGTACTATTTACGAAGTAAAGCAAAAGCTCGACCAATCCAATTTAGTTTAGAAGCTGAATGTACATCGTGTTCGGCTTAAAGGTAACAGTTCATTTAAAATTAAATGGCAAAATTTCATACGCTGTTAGATAATTTAGAAATACTAAGTTATGACGGTCGTAAGATATGTTTGAGTAACAAAGATGGAAAGAATGTAAGAATTCAAACTCCACGCATGTACATGCCATTCGGTATTTCTGGATTCCAACCTCAAGTCGGAGCCACTAAATGGAATCTCGACTTTTCTATGAAGGGATATGACGAAGAAGGAAATTACGTTAAAAATTTTTATGAAACTTTACAAGAAGTGGAAAAACGAATCATCGAAGCTGTAAGTTTACAAAGTGTTGATATATTCGGTAAACACATGAGTGTAGACGAACTTTCACCCATGTTTAACTCTAACATAAAGCACTCTCCTGATAGAGAACCCAAATTCAGGATTCGCGTAGATACTACGGCCGATGGAGATATAAAAGCGGGAATTTTCGATAGTGAAAAGAAAAGTATAAATTCTAAAGTGGAAAACAAACTGTATTCAAGGAATTCTGGCGTAGCTATCACGGAAATGAATAGCGTATATTTCTTGAACAGGAAGTTCGGTGTGACGTGGAAACTGCACCAACTTGTGGTACATGAACCACAACAACTAAAGGGATTTCAATTTATTTTGTAGAGTATTCCTCTGATATTAAAAAATGATAAATCATCTGTGCCTCTCTCAACAGTTTACCTTTCACCACGGTGAAACTGTTGGGATCTATGTTTAATTTTATCTTAGCTATACGAACCGACGTGTCCCACTTAGAAAGGGTCATTCTTGTAATACATTTACATTTTTTTGATGAGGGTCTTGTACTTCTTGGTACCCTTCTTGGGGACGAGCTTAAAGTCACCCTTCTTGGCGGGCTTAAAAACCTTAACCATAGCCTTGGCGCCCTCCTCCTTCATACGCTTCTTGGCGGCCGCGACGGCAGCCTTGCTCTTAATACTACCGTACTTATCCTGAACGAGATCACTCTTCACGAGACCTCCTGGCGTGTGTTTGGCGGTACCATGAAATACCTCCGCGCGAGAACCTTCTGTCACTGCATACATTTATATTAAGCGCGGAAAATTTTTCTGATGGCATCCATAGTTTTTTCCTGTCTGATTGGGATTTGGTTTTCAACACGTTTATCATTTAAAACGTCTGCACACAAAATAGACTTGTGCCCCTGGAGAGACATCATAGCCAATTCGACACTTCTGGCAGTGGGTGTATCTTTGTACACCAATTTTTTCACAAAAACATCATTCTTTTGACCAGATCTGTGACACCTACCAATAGCTTGGAGTTCTGTCGCTGGGTTCCACGAAGGTGCCATTATGTAAACGCGAGTCGCGCATTGAATATTCAAACCAACACCACCACATTTAATCTGTGTTACCATGACACTATTGTCTGGTGCATTTTCAAATAACTCAATCTGTCTCTGTCTTTCATCTTTTTCAACGTTACCATCTATCCTGAAAGTGGGGCAAGCCAATTGTCTTTCAATATAATCGAGTTCACCTTTGAAAGTACAAAATATTACAGCTTTCTCTGTGGGATGTGAAGCGAGTTCCTGGAACAATCGACACATTTTATGAGTAGAATGTTTCCATATTTCAGGTATCTGTTCGTTAGATTTAGCCACGCCATCAAAATAAAGTTGAGGCCATCGCATGATTTGTCGCATACGTAACAAACACTCGAGCATATACATATTACGTCTGTGGAGCGAAACACTTTCTCTTATGACTTGTGTGATGGAATCTTGAGCTTCTGTGAAAGCGCATTCATATAAAGCTCTTTCTTCTTCGTACATATCCAATTCCACATTTTCAAAATGACAAAACGGTAAAGAAATGTATCCATCAGCTTTGGTTCTTCGAAGAATGTATATGTCCTTTATCTTGTCGTGCATAGCTTGAACGGTGTTCTTTGAAAATCCGATAAATTCGCACAAAGACACAAAATCTTCCATGGAGTTAAACACTGGAGTACCAGTTACAATCCAACGAATGCAAGATTTCAGTGTGTTAATTTTTTTAAATGTTTGGGTTTTTCGATTACGTATCTCGTGCGCCTCATCCAATACAACTCTATCCCAAGAGATCGAATGAAGCGTGGACGTTTTGCTGCACACAGTTGGATAAGATGTTACGACGATATCATAAAGGGAGATACCGTTCGTATCACTCATTTTAGTTTTTCCGTCGTACACGAGAACATCGAGTCCGGGTGCGAACTTGTTTATCTCACTTTTCCATTGCGGAACGAGCGTTTTTGGAACGACGATGAGGGTATGTTTTTTTTGATTTTTTAGTATAGTAGCAATAATTTGTACGGTTTTTCCCAACCCCATTTCATCACATAAAAAACCACCCTTAGGGCCGTTCAGTTGATTTTCCATTTGATTCATCCACTTTACACCATCTTCTTGGTGAGGGCTGTAAAGTGATGTGTGTAATTCATACTTGGACATGTTTTGGTAGAAAATATCAATTCATTTTCGACTTAGGTTCTTTATTTTTATTCGCTACGATATCCGTCTTCGGGATCGGACGCTATTTCACATACGTGTACCTTTTCCTTCATCACCCTCTTTTTCCTCTCCTTCGGTTTTGGGAGTTCGTCAATATGCTCTCTGAAATATAAAACTTTATCCCAAAATTCTTGCATTATAGGAAGATACGTTTTCCACCATTCACGATCACGGGGAACGTTAACCACGTCAAATTCTTCTGGTTTAGGCCAATTTGTAGCTGCAGGTTTGTACTGGATAAAATCTGCTTCCTCTAGGTCTAAAATCTCCATACAGAGTTGAAGCTGTGGCATATAATGTCCAGGAACTTCACCCGGGATGATAGCTCGTTGAGGAGGGCATTTAATCTCGACCAATTTTCCCGATTCCGATACACCGTCAGGACTACCACCTAACCATTTATGTACCGGGTGCTGAACGAGACCTAATTCATGAACAACTTCCCCGTGACGTTGTTCATATAAAATGCGCGCTTCATCTTCATATAGTTCACCGTGACGCGTCGCCGCATTTCCAGTAAACTTCTCTCCCAATCCACATTTCTTTAGGAGTAAGCCATCAGGAGTTTCGTACGGATTCTTACCGATCGCTGTAGCTGCGTCACTAGCAGTTAGCATGCCTTGTCTGAGATCTAACCACGCCTCCGACTTTTGTGGTGCATACTCTCTCTCGATCAACGCTTTCACATTCGGGTGCATTAATTGTTTTACTCTCCAATTGTTTAAGCGTTAAACGAATATGTTTTTGAGAATATACATCCTGTTTTTTCTTTTTGTCGTTCTTAGTTACCCGTTTTTTTGGAATAAAATCAGATCCGTATTTCATTGCTGAAAACCGGGGTTTGTGTAAACTGACTTAGGTGAATAAAAAAAAGATTTCGCAGCGAGCTGCTCTGCTTGTTTTTTGTTTTTGGCAAACCCTTTCCCTATACATACACCGTCCACGATAACATCTATATAAAATACCCCGTTACCATGATGACTCACAGCGTAATTTGGTAATGATAACCCGTTTGTTTGACAATATCTCATCAAATGATCTTTATAGTTATCATCTATCATTATAGAGTTCATGTTAACATATTCGGGGTTGTTGTATATTCTCAATATGAATTCACGGGCGTGAATGAGGCCTAGATCCATGTATATAGCACCCACGAGAGCCTCGAACGCATCTTCTAAAATCTTAGGATTTTTATTCCATTCATTGCGCATACCCTTTTCATCCATGATAATCCAATTATTCAAACCTAATTTTGATGCGATAAAAGCGAGAGTTTCCCCCCTTACGAGTTTAGTTCGAGCTTTGGTTAAAAAGCCTTCTTGACGATTTTCATATTTATCGTATAAGAATTTAGTGATCACAAATCCGAGAACGGAGTCACCAATAAATTCCAAAGTTTCGAAAGACCCTGATAAATTTTCATTTTCTTTCAAGGCTGATTTGTGTGTAAATGCTTTTTGGTACAAATCTATATTAGATATTTTTGTACCAACAAGGTGTTCGACGGAATCCTTATCGATGATCATTTATATTCTGATGTATTCTTTTTTTTAAGCCTTTGCAGGTTCAACCTTGGTGTAATGAGGGCTGAGGTACTTCTGAAGGTTGAGGAAAGTTACCTGAACGTCGGCGGGGGGAGCGAGAAGATCCTTGAGCTTCTGATCCAGGATGAGAACTCGGCCGTTGTCGGGGTGCTTAAGACCGTTCTCCTTAACGTAAGTGTTAATAGCACGAGTTACGGTACTGCGAGAAACGAGCTGGCCGTCGGGGAGACCGAGGAAATCACGGAGCTTATCAGAAACCTTCTGCTCACGGTTGAAACCGTTATTCTTAGCGCGGTTAGAAGACTTCTCACCAGTGGGATCGTCAAGCTTAGCCTTGATCTTACGAACGATCTTAGTGAGAGACTTGATGTCAGAGCGAAGGGCGGCAATCTCAGCGAGGCAAGAATCACGAGTGCAAGTGGGGTCAGTAGACATTATACATTACATACTCGTCACATCTTTAATTACCTTCAAAAGGATACACAGGATGTACATAATTTTATTTTGTCTTTATATATTAATGGACGAGAAGAGTTATCCAATATCTACCATAAATACGTTTATGGAAGAGAACTTATTTTTCAAGGATGCTAAACTTAAGAAATATTTTATGAGAAATGAAAAACGGGATTTAGGAAAATTCAGGAATCGTTTACACACCAACTTTAAGTCTAAGACATTTGAAAAACAGATTTACGTGTTGATAACCGATAATATACGAGACATAATATTGGATACTATAGGTGAAATTTCGGAGACCATGAAAACCATGGGAGATCTGATTATTTCCGGCGGAGAAGCGTTCAATATGTACGTTGATTACAAGGATCGTATAATCACAAGTGATATTGACGCGAAGTTTGTACCCAGACTGCAACTTAACACAAAATATTTTGGAAGGTTGCAAGCGGTTAAACTGTTACTTTGGAATAAACTCGGTCAGATTGCGAAAAAACTAAACGCCAGAATTCACAAGAGGTTATCTTCTATAAGTAACAACAAGATCTTCAAATATCTCGGTTTAGGCTTTAATAAAAAGGGACCTTTCGTTACCAGAAGATATATCTTAATCAAAAAGAAAAAGGGTAGTACCACGAATAAACCAAGTACAAGGGACGTTTTCATAGATGTTGAATTATTCGCGTTAGATTTAAACGTGCGATGTTTTTCTCCCGAAAAGGGTAGAATAGAAGATTTTATCGTGGGTGGTATTTTGGACATACCTTTTATGAGACCTAAAGAGTTTGGATATGATGTTGCTAAAACGAAACGCAGAGGTATCCAATACAGAAATCCTATCACAAATAAGATAGTCAAAAATAAAAACGTATTCGTAGCGAGTAAAGAGTTTCTCATAGAGGATATCTATCTCATGCAAAAATTACGCTTACGACCAGAGAAAAAGGAAAAGGATAGAAAACGTCTCGTCAGATTGGGTCAATTACTCGACAAACGGGTAAAAAATTCTGATACTATGGATACCGTATTTAAACTGGTACGGTCTAAGCTCACCAAAGTTAAGACCAGCAGGAAACAATCCGGAACCGTCAGCATAAAACGCGCCATGAGCGTTAACCCGGATAAATATTCCAATTACACAACGGAACCATCTAAAGAGAGGTTATCGAAGCAAATAATACACGGAATGCGTGTGACTCCACAAAATAACAAGATAAACGGATACGAAAGAACCTACGGAAATCAACAGTTTAATCTCAAAAATTACAAATGGAAACCAGCAACTAACAACGCGTATGTTAAAAATGAATTCACACACAGACCCGCGAATGCTCAGAGAATACCACCCAATCTAAACATGTCCGAAACATTATACGGATTTAAACCAAGACGCGACGGATGGGTACCAAAACCATTACTCGAACGCGCCTCAAAAATACCATATATAGGGTTAAAGAGATGACACATTAAAGGTGTATAATGCTTTTTAACAAAATTACCAAGGCCGAAGATGGCTCCCGCCACGTACGAACTTTCACAGACGACAGGAAGCGTGTTTTCTTACAACTCGACGATGTAAAGATTGTCGAGACGCGCCCCGAATTTGTGTTCGAACTCGTCGACCGTACCCAAGTAGATGCCATTCACGAGGAAAATATTAAAAATGCCATCGAAAACTCAGAGGAGTGGTTCGGTAGGTCCCTAACCGAGTCTACCCTCAAGCGAGCGTATCTTAAGGATGACGTCATCGGTGCAGAAATTCTCGAGAACGTTAAGGTATTCAGTGATGCCAAGGAGGCTGTCGAGTATGACAGCATAGTTATCGATGATAAACCTTGCTCTATCATCATAGAATATTCCGGACTTTGGTTTGCCAAGAAGACATTTGGACCGTCATGGAACATTGTTCAGGTGAAGTTGGCCCCAGAACCAACCCCCGATCCAGAACCCGAGACTGAAACATTTGACGAAACTTATCCAGAAGACTACATGTTTAAGGATGAATAAAAAAATTTGTAGACATTATATAAAGAACTATGTTTAAGAAGATTTCTCCACGTACGATTTTATTAGTGCTTCTCGTAATTTTTATTGTCACGTGCGCATGTGGTACTACCATGGGTAAGAAATCTATGTACACTCGTCAGCGCGACTTCGCCCCCGTTGGCGGTGACACCGGCCCCAGCCCCGGTCTCGCCGCGGCCCCCTCTTCCGCTTGCGAGATGAAGGCCGGTACCGGTCTCGCCTCTTCGCTGTTACCCAAAGAGGTAGCTTCCCAGGAGGACTTCGGGCAGTTCGCACCCGAGGATATTTTAGCCGGTCAGAATTTCCTTGAGCCTAGGAATCAGATTGGATTCCCGGAGAGTGTTGGTGGAGCCCTCCGAAACGCTAACCAGCAGGTGCGCGCCGAGCCCCCCAATCCCAAGGATCCCTTTGTTTGGAACAACTCTACCATCGTTCCCGACACCATGATGCGCCCCTTAGTATAAATAACTTAAAGGTAATCTCATACATTACAGTATAAAATGTCTAATACAGATGAACTCTCCCAAAGCGTCTCTAAACTGGTCGAATTAAACAGGCAGATTAAAGAAGCTCGTTCAGATATTAAAATTCTCGCGGATGCAGAAAAAGCACTTAAGTCGCAAATCAAAAAATTGATGATTGATAACGGTCTCGACGTCATTAACCTCAAGAAAGGTAAAATCACGGTCAAAAAGAGTGTTAGAAAGGGTGGCTTAAACAAGAACTCAATCAAGGAAGGTCTCGGTGTTTTCTTTTCAGGAAACGAGCAACAAGCAGAAAGTGCCTTAAAGACTATCCTCGATAATATACCAACAAAGGAAACGTCCACTATCGCACTCACCGGTGTGAAGGAAACGAACTAAATGGTTTGGAATCAGTATGTTTACGAAGCTACGACAGGAAACGAAATTGATTATAGTGATGATGAATATGAAAATGATCAACTGGAACTGATGCACATTGATGATTGGCGTGATTTTTATAGTTCGGAACTTGGGTATATGTGGGGAATTCTTCGGCAATACTTATACGATGCGAATTATCCAGGACACATCATGCGACACGCGACATATGAGGATTTCGTCCGATTCTGCTATAGGTTTTCGGACGCCTAGTTAGATTTAAATATTTTAATACAGTAAATGATACCTACACTCTCTTTACCTAAGATGCCCGCCGTAACTTCCCCCAAGGTTGCCGTCCCCGCCGCTCTCTTCTTAGCTCTCAGCCCCGGTATGATTCTCAAGGCCGATGGTCGTAAGTTCTCCTTCAACAAGGTTGGCACTGACCGTGTTACCATCTTTTTCCACGCTCTCGTGTTCTTCTTGGTGTACTCCCTCGTCGCCAAGGCTATGGGTATCGTCCTCACCAGGAACGATCTTCTCGTTGCCACGACTCTCTTCATGGCTCTCAGCCCTGGATTACTTCTTACCATCCCTCCCGGTAAGTTCATGTCCGGTAAGACCAGCCGCGCGGCTATCTTAACTCACACCGTCGTTTTCGCGGTCGTGTTCGCTCTTTTACGAAAGCAATTTCCTCAGTTCTATTAAGTGACTAGAGATGGAATATTTAGTTCTAGGTCCCGCATCAATGGGTATTTTTACCATGTTGGGCACCTTAATTAATATAGAGGATGATTTGAAAAATATTAAGGAAATCTCTGGTTCATCAGCGGGTGCTATTTTAGGTGTATGCTTAGCATTAGAAATACCACTGTACGATGTACTCGACAAATTTTTAAAAGTAGATTTGAAAAAACATACCAAATACAATCTCAAATCGTTTATGAAAAATTACGGTTTAATAGATCTAGATCCTATAAGAGAAGTATTGAAGGATGTTTTCGGTTGTGATCCAACATTTTCAGAACTGAAACGAAAATTACATATATCGACCTATTGTTTAAACAGGGGACGTACAGAGTATTTTTCTTCAGATTCACACCCCGACATGAAGGTCATCGATGCTGTATGTATGAGTATATCTATACCCATTCTAGCATCCAGCGTAAAGCTTAATGATATGATATACATGGACGGTGGTATAAAGGAGCGAGTGCCCATCACACCATTTGAGGGTAAAGCCCCACATAGAATACTGTGTTTAAAATTGAAGAGTCAGGATATATTCTTCGAAAAGATCGCGACGTTCAGCAAGTTCGTAGAGACGTTCATGTCTTCTTTGTTAAACATACGAGCAGATATAAACTTAGATAAAATAGGAAAAGTCGTAGAAGTAGACACAGAAGATTACGATTTGTTTTCGTTTAAGATGTCGTTTGATGATAAGTTACGTTTATTCCTTTTAGCTTTTAAATAAACATCTTGTTATATTTTTTTATCAGAATATAACAATATGGATGCGTGTGATCCAGGTACCGAATCCGGGAACATCAGGAGATTGATTAAATTACACACAGGTGAAACGGTAAAATTATCGAGAGCCAAGGTGTGCGAAATCATGAAAGCGGCGAAAGAAAATCGTTCTCCTTTACCCCCTCTCGGTCTCACAAAAGATAAAAAGTACCTATTAGACGCTAAATCCCCTCTCACCCAGAGAGATTATGAGATACTGTTTAAGAGTACGTCTAAAGCCACCGATATAAAAAGAATCGCGAAAAAGTCCGGTTTAACTCAACTCGACAAAACCATCAGCGACTTAAAAGGTGCTATAGGGCGTCGTCTCAGAAGCATGAACGTACGTGAACCCGTTTTATTACACGGAAGGGTAACAACCCAACGTGCGTCCTCCGATAATAAGTTTTACAATTTAGAAAACAACGTAAACACGACGAGGAATGCCAACAATAACAATAACAATAATGGTGAACGTGAAAACATAAATAGCGCGCGCGTGAATAAAAATATAAATAGTGCGCGCGTGAATAAAAATATAAATAGTGCTCGTGAAAATAGTAACGGAAACCGTAACGGAAACCGTAACCGTAACGGAAACCGGAAACCTAATGTAAACGTTGCTCCCCGTGCAAGCCAATCCACGGGTGATCTCGCCAGAGATTTGGCGCGTTTACGTCACCAAAGGCGTTTACAATCGACTGGCGGGGGTGGTGGTGGATTTGGGTTAGGAGGTGGTCGTATCGTCGCTAACGGTATGGGTGGTAGGCGCGTCGTCTCTAACGGTGGTGGTTCATCGTTCCTCCGAGGTGCGATGTCTACTAACAGAATAATCCGTAATACATCACAAAGTGACGCCGCGGTTACACAGTTAGCTACCGAGCGTCGCGAGATGGCTCGTCGTATGAATTTAGCTCGCCAAGAAGCCGAGCGTTTAGCAAACAGGGCTGCGGAAAATAAAAGCGCGAGCGCCAGAAATGAAGCAAGGTTAGCTAGGAATAGGTACGCGTCGTTACGAAAAAATATGAACGAGAAAGAGCGGGAAACTAAAGAACGACTTAATAAATTAGAAAACGAAAAGCGTAATACTGAGAGAAAACTCAACAACGCTTCCGAAAAAATAAATAACATTTCCGCTGCTAAAAACAACGCTACAACAAAATTAAACGCCGCTACAAAAAAGAAAAACTTACTCGAAGGAAAATATAAAGCTGCCCGAAACCAAATAAATGAAGAAAAGAAATTAGCCAACGAAGCTGTCCAGGCTGCGAAGGCTGCGCAATTATCTAATAACCAAACCGCGATAAACGAGGCAAAACGAGCCAAAGAAACGGCGAATGCAAAGGTTGCTGATCTCGAACAGCAATTTACCACGATGAAACAACAATTTAACTCTTCCCAAAGAGAAGTCACGAATCTAAAACAACAAGCGACTAACGCGACAACAAAATTAAACGCTGCGCAGACAGAGGTCACGAATATGAAGGCAAAGGCGAATAAAAAACGTAGAAATATGTTCGAGACTCTTCTCAATAACTTCAACGTTCCTATGAATAAACGTATGGAATATACAAAAAGATTTGAGCGAGGAAATCGTATAGGTGTGATAGCTAACGAACTCAAGGTTGAAGCCAAGAAAAAGAAAAATCTACTCGAAGGAAAATACAAGGCTGCACGTGAACAAATGAACACAAACGCAGCCAATCGTAAAAAATTACAAGAGAATCTCAACAAGAGTAAGCAAAATGTTAACGCGAAAATCATAGCGGCAGCGAAAGAAGCTGGTAATCAGGCTCGTCGAGCAGCTGAAAATCAAGCGCAACAAAATATTAATCGAATCCAAAAGAATGCCGCGAATGAAAAGCGTACCTTAGAAAATAGCATAACAAACGCGAAACGGGAAGCAAATGAACTCCGAAATAGTACAAACGCTAAAATAGCAAACGCGAAACGGGAAGCTGAAGCGGCTGGTCGAGAAGCACAAAAAGCGAATAATACCGAAGAAATGAAAAAAGCTAATAACGCTAAGAGGAACGCTAACGCAAAGGTTGCCGCAATCGAGCAAGAAGCTAAGAACAAACGAAAGCGCATGCTCGAAAAACTTTTGAATCAATACAAGGTCACTAACAGACAGCTTTACATGAATAGATTTAATCAAGGAGAGCGTATAAGTGTGATAGCGGAAGAATTTAAAAAACAAGAAGCCAATAAAATTCAACAAAATAAGAATAACGCGTTACGGGAACAGAGAGAAAAGAATGCCGAAAATACAAAACAAAGGGAAAAGGAGATCAGGTTACAAACACTCAAAAAACTCAAGGCAAAGGGTTTACTCGTAGTTCACCCTAATAAAGGTGGGAGCAGTGAACTTTTCACACAGTTTAAGACTGAAATCGAGAAAGCTGAGAAAAAAGTTAAGCAAACCGGCAACGTTTCATCTAACGATTTAAAAACTTTACAAACTTTAATAAATAATGCACGTAACAAAAAGACTTCCAACGCACGTACAAAATTAAACGAGGCCCAAGCTAAAGCTAACGCTAACGCGCGAGCCGCGGAGCAACGTCTGGCGAACGAAAAAGCCAGTGCAGAGAAACGACTAACAAACCAGAAAGCCGCGGCTAATAAGGAAATGGCCGCCAGAAGAATTCAAAATGCGTTCCGCGCCAAGCAAGCTGCCGCGAAAGCCGAAGCTAACGCAGAAGCCAAGGCCAAAGCTAACGCAGAAGCTCGAGCCAAAGCTAACGCAGAAGCTCGAGCCAAAGCTAACGCAGAAGCCAAGGCCAAAGCTAACGCAGAAGCTCGAGCCAAAGCTAACACAGAAGCCAAGGCCAAAGCTAACGCAGAAGCCAAGGCCAAAGCTAACGCAGAAGCCAAGGCTGCCGCTAATAAAGCTGCAAAATTAGCGACATTATTAAATAGTTACAAAAACTTAACTAACGATGAAAAGGTGCGATTCACACGAAATGCTCAAACCAAAAACTTAAATAGTATTAAGAGAAACGTTATTCAACTTATTCGAAAAAAAGCAGCCAATAGAAAAGAGCAAGCTAATAAAGCTGCTGAGACCAAGGCTGTAGCAAACAGACAACGAGCATTTGATAATTTGTTAAAGAAATATCCCACTGCCACCAATGACAATAAAACTGAAGCGAGAGCCAGGTTCAATAAGCAAGCGAATATTTCGGCTTTAAAGGCATTTTTAAACATTCGCACGAGAACCAGGAAAGAGGCTGAGGAAAAGAAAAAGCTGGCGAACAAGGCTGAAGCCGATAAAAGGTCGAAAGCAAAAGAACTTGAAAACCTATTCTCCAAATATGACACAATCATGGGAAATAATTCTGGTTGGCCAATTAGGAAAAAATTAGTCCGACAACAGTATAAAAAAGGTAAATCGTTGGCTGGTATCAAGGCTGAATTAAACGTGATGATTGAATTTAAAAAGAAAAAGCCGGTATACACGAACACGGGTTCGCCAGGACCCCAGAAAAAGATGCAGACAAACCCTATACCTCTCGTCCGTAATAATCCGTTATTTAACGTCAACCCCGAACAGTTTGGAAAATTTAAATCATTGGTTAGCCAAAAACAATTAGCGTTTATAAATCCAACGAAACGAAAGGGTATCGAGGGTCAATTAAACCAGGCATATAAGGAAAAAAGTCAAGAAAAATGGAATAAATCTGTGAAGGTATTAATCGATGCACAGAAAGAAGATAGAATATTAAGAAACGCTGCGGCCAAGAACAAGGTAAATAGTGCCTTAAAAGTAAGAAAAAATGCCATGTTACAAAATATTAAAAAACTAAATAAACCGGCACAGAACTCATTCGTGGGACGAATCCCGAAGGCGGATTCTGCAGGTCTGAATATGATACGCAAGGAAATAAACCAAGCTTTACGAAATAAACAGGAACAAAATAAACGTAAATTATTACCTAAGGCGAAATCGAATAAAAATCTAAAAAAACCGTTCAATAAATTAAGTAATAAAGCCGGGAAACCTAACATAAGTCAGAAATTTAGATCATATCAACTCGCACTTGCAGCGAGAGCGCAAAAACTAATTAAACAACAGGACAGGGAATTTGGAAAAGTGAGATCTTACGTTGGAAGTAAATGGAAAAGAATAATTGAACAAACGAGAACAGATATGGGACTTCAAAGAATTGATGTATCTTTAAGGGCTCGTGAAGATATGGTAAAACAAATTAACGAGCTCCCCGACAAAATTAAAGAAGCTAAAAACCAAAAAATAAAAGAATTACGTTCCTATATAGTACCATATGGGCAAGATATTAGTTTATTTAAAGATAAATTGGCTGAAATAACGGGTAATATCTCAAAAATGAGATAAAATCTGTAACCAAAACTAAAAATATTTTATAAACGAATAACTGGTTATGTTCGTCTATAAAATACAGTTGTTACATTAGAAAAAGTATTTAGAATCGGGTATAATCTAAGGGAGTTTTGTTACCCGGAATCATCATATAGGTTTCGACGGTCGAAGCAGGTTGCTCTTCTTCGGACTCCGGGGGAGTCTCCTCACCCGCAGTACCATCAATATCAGATTGGTCTGTGTTCTGTAAGAAAGCGACCGCATCCTGCGCCGCGGGGGAGAGATCCGGCTTCTCGTCTTCTTCTTTCTTCCCTGTCAGCATCACTATCGCGACAATGAGTATGATCAAAGAAACAACTCCGACACCGATCTTTAAACCATGTTTCTGCATAAATGTTCGGCTATTATTATAACTCATTTGTTTACTATATAAAAATAAAAAAAACCTAAGTGGAATTTTTTTAAAAAATTTGTAAGATGTTTTTTATAAAAGATTCTCCAATAACAAGAATGATTCTTAAACAAGATGTTTCAAATTTTTTTAAGAAATATCTCACTCATGAAATGTCGAACAAAGAAATCCAAACATGGTGTGAAGATAATGTAGGGGAGCTTGCCTACGTGTACTATAAATATTACGGCGCTGACCAATCGTGGGATGAGGCTGAAAAACTCATGTTTTTTGTAGAATCGACGTATGGTCGTGATGATCTGTGTAGTATTATAGAATCATTTGTAGATTGTCAATAGTTAAAGAAAATAGTTATATAATGTATATGTCTACTTGTGTGTCGTGTACTGAAGATTTTAATAAGACAAATCATTTAAAAGTGACGTGCCCCTTTTGTGACTTTGATGCCTGCAAAACCTGTCTACAAACATACATTTTATCGACTAGTAAAGACCCTCACTGTATGAATTGTAGACATGAATTTAATCGAGAATTTGTAGATTCTTTTTGTACCAGAGCCTTCAGAAACAAGACGTATAAAACACATAGAGAGAATATCCTCTTTGAACGCGAACAAGCGCGTTTACCTGAGACGCAACCTTATGTAGAGAGAACTCTACAGATACGATCTTTAAGACGAAGCTATTCATGGCTCATGCAGTTTCTAGAAACGGTGAAATTGTGTACTACTGATAATATCATAATTAGCTGTAGGCATTATCTCATAGAACTATTGCGCGAAATAATACATGATATAATTTTAGAAGCTAACGCGTTAAGTAGAACGGATCCAACCGTGTCGAGAACTATGCCAGTGTACACACAAGCGTGCTTATCCGAAAACTGTAGAGGATTTTTGACTGACAATTACGTATGTGGAATATGTAAAAAGGAATTTTGTGAGAAGTGTCACGAAGAAAAACACGAAGGTCATGTCTGTGACCCCAACACAGTGAAGAGTATAAAATTGTTAAAGAAAGACACAAAACCGTGCCCTAAATGCAATACGATGATATATAAAATAGATGGATGTTCACAAATGTGGTGTACTGTGTGTCACACAACGTTCGATTTCAATACAGGAATGATAGAAACGGGGAGAATACACAATCCACATTACATAGAATATTTCAAAAGTAAAACGCGTGAACACGGTGACATTCCATGCGGGGGTCGTCCTAATTATCATGAATTAAGACGTAATAAGGCGCCGGAGTATATACTGAAAGCTTCGTTACTCTTATCCCACATAGATCGAGAAATGTTTTATAGATTTAATTTCACCTACACAGATCATAAATATATGAGAGTACGATACTTATTAAACGAGATGAGTAAAGAAGATTTCAAATGTGAATTGCAGCGCCGAGATAAGTATAATGATAAGGTGACAGATATTCAAGAAATATATAGAATGGTGTTAGATACATTGGGAGATGCACTCAGACAATATATGGTAGACATTTCGAGAGTGGATGAAATAGTAAAGGATATCAAGGGAATTATCGAATATTATAACATGGTAGCTCTAAAAATAAGAAAAAGGTACGTGGCACGTATACCTCACGATATTAAAATAGAGGTTTAAATTAATGGGAACGTTCGTGATAGTGATCGTATTGATGGCCCTTTTGATTTACACTTTTATGCGGAGATACAAGAGTCCTAAAGTACGTAAAGGGTTTGTCACACGCGAAGAATGTGATCATATCATGGAGGTTTCTAAACCCAGATTATCTAATTCAACGATAGGCGTCGACAAGAATGCCGACAATACCATCAGAATAAGCCAAACGGCATGGTTAGATTATGAAGATAAGATAGTTCGCGATGTATCGGAACGATGCGCATCCTTATACGATAAAACGCTCGTCGAATGCGAATCGTTACAAACTCTGAAATATGAACCCGGCGGTTTTTATTCACCGCACCAAGACGTTTTACCATTGAAAAATCCCAGACGACATACGTGTATAATAGCTCTTAACGATGGCTACGTAGGTGGAGAAACAAACTTTCCGAATATGAATAAAAAATTCAAGCTCGAAAAAGGTGACGTTTTATGTTTCGATACACTAAATGGAATGGGTCGTATAACAGATCAGGCTCTTCATGGAGGTTTACCCATCGACGAAGGAGAAAAATGGATAGCAAATCTATGGATACATAAATATCCGTATAGTATAACAATATGATAGCGTACGCTTTACTTTGTAAGCCTATAGCTAGCATAACACCGACTAAAACAGTTGTCAATACGCGAGAATGTAGAATTATACAAATCAAACCATCTGAAGATGAAGATGTGTTTCAATTTCAGATACTTGATGCACCACCTATAGCTGTTAACCAAGAAGACGATTAAGTTCGTTCCCATACCTGTACAAAATCACCTTTAGTTTTATTGAATCCACAGGTCTTTAATTTACCGTAAAGTTTTTCATAATCTACCCTATCCGGGTAATCTGTTTCGACTATGATCTTTTTTAATGGTTGTAAAGAAGGAGAAGAAGTAGATATATGATCTATCACTTGAGGTAAACATCCTTCACAATCGGCGACGATGGTGTTGAATTCTATGTCATATTTTCTCTGCAATTCATCATACGTCAAATTATCTATATCACATGTATCGTCGTTACATTCTACGGTGTATGTGGCGTAGTTATAGTCACCCTTAATTTTTTGTTTTGTGGGACCCACGGTTCCTACGAATACGTGTGCGTTGCCGTAGTTACACCCCTCCAAATTACCTTTTAAAGCGTTAGTCACCTTACTGTCAGGTTCGACGACGACACAGTCTCGTTCATCTTTTACATTATCGAGTATTACCGCACTCACAGTTCCGTATCTAGCCCCTAATTCTAAAACTTTATCACCTTCATGAATATACTCCGCGACCATATCTTGTTCCTGCTTTTCCACAGTTAAATGAGGAATCACCTTCCCATTTTCGTCTTTGAATGTACGATAACCTGTGGAATAAAATATAAAAATGCACAAAATCAATAAAAATAAGAGTGATGCATTCATCTAATATACTGTGATATTAAAAAAAAGGGTTTGTTAAATTGATCAATTTTCCATTATCTTTTGTTTTCATGAATATAACTTCGTCACATTCTCCACCCTTAATGATCATGACAGGTTCTCCACACTCTGTACCGGGTGTTTTATGTCGATCACACGCGAGTTTCGTTCTCGCGGTGATATCCATGTTCTGGCTGTACCCTATAAAAGTTCTATCCACATTTCCATTCTTATCTATGGATTCTACTGTAGCCTTTACAGAATATGCACCGTAATCCCACGCATTATTTGTATCAATGGGAGGTGGGGGGTGATCTAATACCGCACGTCGACGCACTATGCGTTTTTTTATATTTAGAATCGGAGAAATTAAACCGTTTACTGCCGCAAACATTTAATAATATGTATCCGAGATTTTTTAAATTACTTTTTATTGACCATACTTTTCCGTGATATATGATTTAATTTCTGAATTATTATCTCCGTGAAGTTGAACTAATATATCTCCTCCGTATTTAGCTACCATCTTATGACGGTTTCGCTCGTGTTGTTCGGCGACATCATCCTTATTTTGACCGAGATATGGAACTGCATAACCATTTTCACACATCCATTGGTTTACATTGGTCCAGTTATCATCTTCACAAATCCAGACTTCCGCGAGAACTCGTCCGTATTTATCCCTCGGGTCTGCTTCTGAACATCGAAGCTCTATGTCGATATCATCCTTTTCTGAAGCTACGGCTTTCATACACCATTCTTTGAGCACCTTTTTGGCCTGCTTACCAAAAACCTTTTCAATTTTATCCGAAGTTCTTGATTCGGGTGTGTCAATTCCCATGAGGCGAATGCGTTGTTTGGTACACACGTCAAAACCTAGGTCGATAGCTACGTCGATGGTATCCCCGTCGATGATACGACCAACGGAAGATACGCGGTATGTGAAGGGGCAACGTTCGGATTTATATGAAGACATATTGATTAATTAGTATACAAAACTTTAATTATATTACCTTTTGAGCCTCCTCATCATGATCACGATAGCAATGATAGTGACAATGCTTACCGCAGTTATACCAACAATGACTCCGGTAGACATACCTTCCTCCTCTACCACGTCTTCCTCCTCTACCACGTCTTCCTCTTCTACTATGGCTTCCTCTTCTTTAAGACTACCGATTGTGACTGGTGTTGGTTTGGGCCCGCGATACCCTCCCGTCGGCCAGCCGAAGGTGACCATCCGACCGATCCATGGCTCGTTGAAGTATCGCATCTTGACGTATTCGTACCTGTCTCGACTCTCCCCCGTGGACTCGTTGAACAGTGGGTTGCCCCCCTTGTACATCGTACCCTTTGGGTCGCCGTAACGGTTGAGACCCTTCTCTGTGAGCCATTTGTCCATCAGTTCTATATTGCGGTTACGTTGCCACTTAGCCTTAGATTCTTCGGTATCCTCGACCAGTGGATTTGTTGAGTAATACGGTGGCGGCGGCAAACCGGGTGTTGGTTTTCGTTCTTTATCTCCATCCTGACCGACATCGATGACGACCTTATTATCACCTATACCCTGTGCGACGTCTTTGGCCATGTTCTTTCTTATCCAGTTGGCCATGGTACTACTCCCCCGCCCGTACCCCCCGGGCCAGACCACGATATCCTTCGACCGCATCACTGGCTTGGGCCCCCATCTCTCAGGGAAACCTTTACGAACGTCGCCGGCGTAAGGAATATTTGCAAAATCCGGAGGTTTCGCGTGCATGTTCCGTGGGTAATCTTTCATTTATATTAGATAGTATTAAAAATCCGCGAGAACCTCCTTCAATTTTGATTACCGTAATGTTGCTTTCCTATGAGTTGTTTAGTGGATTTATGTAATATAGTTGCATTCGTGCATAGAACTTTAACAAGATCGATTTTTTGTTCTTCAGAGAGATGAGCAAAATGTTCTTTAACATCGGTTTGCGCTTTCAGAAGAAAGTCCAAAGCCGTGTCATAATCATCATCAATGATTTTTTCCCACGAAGCTTCGATGATATATTTTCCAGACATAACCAACTTAAAAAACTTGGTTTAGTATAAGATATGGTAGTGTGTGTATATTCTTGTAACGACGCGTACAAGTACAAATTGGCAAAAACGCGGGAAAATGTTTTGAACGGTTTATACGAAAAACCTTTGTTTGAAAAACCTAAAAAAAAGTTTGACAATCCCCGACTTAGGTTTAGATTCCGAGAAGCGATCAAGGAAGCACATGAAATTTGTGATTCGACAAAGAATTCGTATGAATGTGAGCTAGCATGGCACGAGGTTGACGAATTAGACGATGCCATGATGCGTCAAGGTCTTAAAGACTAGGATATAAATTTAGAAATGGATATAGAAAAGATAGTAGATGAAATTTTTACAACACTAGGTCCGGGGTACAGTGAACGAGTGTATCACACAGCTGTGGAGGTGATGTTACGAGAACTTCACATTCCGTACGAGTCGGAACGTAATATTCAAATACCGTTCAAAGGACATATCATCGGATACCTGCGAGCTGACATTATTATAGATAATTCTACAATTCTAGAGTTTAAAACGATAAAAACACTTAACGAAGCTGTTGAAATGCAAGGTTTAAATTACCTCAAACTCACAGGGTTGAAAACGGCGTACCTGATAAATTTTCCACCATTTCGTGGTGCTCGGGTGGGAGTTAAAAAAATTTGTATAGAAAACGATGATAAAGAAAAGATATCATAGTTTACCATGGAATCTACAATCTCAAAGCGCGGACCTCTAGTCGTGGAATATAACGGTCGATTATTCATAGAACACTGTTACATCATAACTGAAAAAAACATTGAAAACATGTTGGAAAAAATCAAAGATATACCGTACACACGATTAGAGCAAACTACCGAAACTTCTTTTGAAATAAAAATTTAATTACCAAGGAATATTTTGTGGATTAAATCTACATGAATTTTTTAAAAAAATTACAAAGTCATTTAAATCTTTTTCTGTTTGTACCACATTCAAAACTTGTTCTACAAACAGATTATACCTATGATGATTACCGTCATGTACCAACCTATTTTCACGTAATTCTAATTTATGTTTACCTAAATGTGTAGGCATGAGAATCAAATTATTACTTGAATTCATATCGTAATTAAATTTTTTAACGGTCGGATGCACCCTAAATTGTCTGGGAATCACGTGATGATCTTCCACCAAACCTCGGAGATTCCAACGTGTCTTGAAAAACTCCCTCGACACGGACCTGTATCTCATACTATACTAAATCATTTTTACATACATGATTGTGTATGTAAAAATGATCCCAACGGGGCTCGAACCCGCGACCTTGGCGTGCCTCATGTGAATACAATTTCACTCTGTATACTTAGTATAAGCACCACGCTCTAACCAACTGAGCTATAGGATCATGGGTCATACAATGTGATCGTAAAACGACCCTTACGTACAACCGTCGGCTCAATGAAGAGTCGAGCTATCTTATCCTTTCCTCGTGACGTACCTTTAAGTTCTTTTGTAGTTTTGTCCAATGTAGCTTCTGATCTAAAAACCTCAGTATTACTCGTATATTGTTCAACTCCATTCTTCGTGATCACCGTGATGTTATTCGGTGGTGATATCTGCGCACCTATAAAATCTGGATGCCTGTACATCCGTCTGAACATCACGCGCAAGATATATAACGCGGGTATTTTTATTGGGGAACGTCCTCGTTCAAAAAGGTGGTTGACGCTTCCGAATCAGCTGTATCTTCTTCATCCGCCGCTCCGGCTACGGAGCCGAAAGCGTTGTTTTGACCCCATATAGAGTAGTTTTGGGGAGGATTCCAGTCGGCCATCACCTCTTCACGAACCGACTGCCAATACAGAATCTCGTTGATTTTATCGATGTGGTGTTGGATTTGTTGCATGTAATTGTTCACGTTCATATTATATCGTAGGTATAAATTCCCACTTAAGAGTCGTGCAAATACGTTTCCAGATAACGTCTTGTTGGTGAAGCTTCTCTTTGGATTTTAGCAAAGGGAAGTATTGAAGGTAAGAATCTTCCGAGAGAAGTTCACAGAATTTATACAAAACGAAAGAGTAACTTAGGAAGTTTTTGCGTTCTGCCGGACAATTGTCGTCAAAAGGTTTTTGGATCTCTTTAAACATTAACCGTAATCTTTCTTCAATCTCTATAGGCATTTTTGGTGGTTTTATTCCACTCAGTATATTTGTGATAAAAGGTACGTGTTCGTAGTACTTATTAAGCTTAAGTTTCTTGAGAAGTGATCGGACGCGTGCGTGAGTAATTTCAGATAGTGACTTAATTTTTATCTTTTTAAACTCATTCCTCAGTTCTTGTAAAACTTCGGGGGGAATGGTCGTCATCTCTTGTGCTTGGAATTGTGATAGCCATTCGTTAAAGTGATTATCTCGTTTATACGAATAGTTAATAATTTTTTCAGAAGTTTCTTGTTCTTCTTTGTATGTCAGTTCTTCACTTAACAAAACATCCAGGACCATACCACACCCGTCGCACACCAAATCTGCAGAATCTCGTAAATGAAATAAATTACTCGTTTCACAGTTCGGACATCGATCTACCATTTTTTCAATCGGTCGATCTATGTTTATTTTTTCGACGTCGACAAGATAATCTACAAAAATATCCTTCTTACGCGCACCTGCTGTCTCCTTACAGTTGAATACGTTATTAGTATGTGTCTTTTGTATAGTTTCATCTGTATACTCTTTCATGTAAGGTAAACATTTTGATATGTAATGTGACATTTCGGTTTCGTATTCGGATTTATTTTCAGGATCATTCTCAATTTTCTCCATCCATTCATTTATTCGATTATTATACCGACTTAAAAAATTACCTTCCATTACAATAATGAATATTATACATAAGTTTTTAATTAACGTAATTTATTATTTTAAAGTGGTCACAAAAATTTTATCTAACAAACATGACTACAAAATTCAAACTAAGTGTATCGAATATTATGTTGATCACAACAAATCCAAAAAAACAGATGATCCGTTTTGGAAAAAGGAAATGAAGTATTCGACTAAGAAAAGTACAAATTATTATACGGACGTGGAAGCGGATTTCAACATCCCTAATCCCCCGGAATGTGTTATCCGTATGATAATTCGAGTTAAGTTCTGGTACGATAATAAAAGTTATAAGTATATCACGTACGATAATAATCACGCCTGGCCACCACGAAAACGAACCAATATGGTATTCAATTTACCACTGTCCTCGGCCGTTTTATTAGACGAGGGGGATAAACCTGTAAAAGATCTGTTATGTAAAATATCCCGGTACGCAGGACCTTTTAGTGACTTTTACAATGAAAAAATCGAAATAAAAGATATGTTTTGGTACGAAGATTCAACATACGAAAAGTTTCCCAAGATTAAGATAAAGAACATCGTAGGAATGACCAAGACTATCGACGTAAAAACTGGGTATATCAGTGATCTTCATCTACCTTAGTAGCTAAATAAAATTTAAGTTCACCCAAGTTTGCTACGTTATATTTCAATATCAAAAATCTATTCTGTTCCTCTTGCATTATTTGTACCGTCGCGCACATACTCGTCGCTTTCGTAAATATATTCATATATCTAAGAGAATATACACCCGTTAACTTGGAACATTCATCGTTGCATTCTATCGATGTTTCTTGATTAGCAAAGTCTCCGTGACACGTTAACGTGATATATTTCCCCTCCCGTGTAATCTGTATTTCACTTCCTATGTTCGACATATCTCTACAAATACGCTGAAAATCAACCGAAGGCATCGGTGTGGTGATCGTCATATTCGTTTCTGGAACTTCGATTTGATTTTCGTTGATATCCAATAGTTTAAGTGCGAACTTAGTACTGGTTTTCTTATTCTCGTTATGAATCTCGATATTCATATATTCTTTAGAGTTTATGCTTATGACGAGAACGTCGTTACTCGTTATAGTTTTTAACAACTTAAACATATTAGTAACGTTCACACCAGTTTCTATCTGTTGAGGGCAATCATATTCTTCGAAGTTTTCCGACGATAAATACATATCAACAAGGGATGATCGAGCTGTATCGAGTGTTACTATATATATACCATCGGGCTTAAAGTATATGTTGACATCGTTAAGAATATCTTTTAACACTTCAAATGTAGACTTAATAGCTGCGGCTTGCACCGTTACTAACTTCATACTCGATAAATTATTGTTTATTTCTTTATATCTGTATAAGCGTCCGATACAGTTTGATTAATTTTATCTTGAAGTTCTTTCGTCATGGGAGGTTGTAAAGTTCGACCGTAGTCTTCCAAACCAAACATATCCTGATTAGATTCTCCATCTAAAGTCGTCATCACACAATTACCGAAATCGCAAGATTCAAGTTCCTTAGCTGGCAGCAGGCTTTCGAGCCAATTTTTTATTTCATTTCCTACCAAAATTTTACCATTTTTTGTGAGCATTGTCGGGACTCTCGTAATCTTATTTTTGTACTGTGGAGGGATACCCATGACATTTATATTGTGGTACTGTACCAACCTCTTAAGTTGGGCATTACTGTTAACATATTCGATGATATCCAAACTATGATTACACTTTGGACTAAAAATCAACAATGACATGTTATATTTTTATCGGTTACTTTTTTTTTAAATTATTTACACAGTTTTTTTATAAGTTATATTAAATGATAGTAGTACTGTTACTGGTAGTAATCATATGTATCATAACCCTTTCATCCAGGAAAGAAAACTTCAACTGTTCTGGGTACAAAAAACCGGTTGGACCCGTCACCTTCGATGATGCTGGTATGGATATGAAAAAATACAAGGAACAAGAAGAAGCTATAGATATAACCCCCGATCTCATGGAAAAGATGATTTTGGCCACGAACAAATACATAAAAGAAAAGACTGACATGTGCACCTACATCATAGAAACTACACGAATAAAAAAATTTAAGAGTTTAACGAGTAGCCACGTGCTGTATAAATGTATGTTCATGGTAGCAAAACAGGAGGGTTTCTCTTTCGGTTTCTCGATAACAGCTGAAATAATCGTAAACGGTGATGATGTAATAGTACACGCCGTTCAGAGTAAACCGATAGATATAAATCCACCCACAAATGTATCACCCTATTTAAACGACGTTCCAGTCATGGAACACGTTCCTTTTAACGAGATTCGTAAAAGTGAGTTAGAATCCATTAAATATTAGTCGACGTTTAATGTAATGATAAGCGTCGATGAAATTTCGCGTATTAGGGAAAAGAGAACGCGATTCAGAAAGGAGTTATACACTAAAATATACGAACAAGTATCGCGTAAGATAAGAAATACCGTCGACGTTGGTGGAAATACTGTCGTGGTACTAATTCCAGCGTTTGTACTAGGATTTCCTAGTTTTGATAGATACAAAGCTACGTCGTATATCATACGACAACTCGGGATAGGGGGGTTTAACGTGGAGATACTCACAGATTTCTTACTTTCTATCTCGTGGGCAACTCGAAAAACTAGTGAACGTAAAAGAGAGGTCACACATGATGACACCGATTTCCCTACACTCATAAATTTGAAAAAAGCCGCGAACAGATACAGGGGAAATGCGGGAAACAGGAAATAATAAAAACAAGGAATATCGTATATGGATAACTTAAACATCTTAGTTGAAGCCAAGCGCGAATACTTAGAGCAACTGTCTATATTAATGTGTCCTCCCATGATCGATGTTTTCGTTGAAATGTACGATGAAGCACATAAACTTTCAAAAGGACGTAAGGTTTTACAAATGTTTCAAAAACTTCTCAAGGATGTCCCAGAATGGAATGAGACCATGGCTAAAGATCATACAGATAACATAGCCAATAGGTGTGCGTGGTTTAAGGATCTCGTCGCAGCTGTTTTTGTAAGTTCTGTAAAAATTTTATCCGCGGTAAGGCTTAACAAGGATAATAAGAAATTATCTGTAAAATTACCGACAAATGAAGTTTTTATTCATTCATGTTATAAAAATATCGCGAAAGATCTGTACAAAGATCCATACATTTTTACCGAAACCCAATCTGATCACAGTAGAAACGATAAACTATATGATCGTTTCAGTTACTGTATAGAAACAACCGTTAAAGAGTTGATACCCATTCAACAGATTTTGCAAACGTATATGACCACCACCGACGATATGATAGACCCCCAAGATACTGATCTCACTGAAGATAATGTGGATGAGTACGGAGGTGAAAATCAGGAGATGGGTGAAGATGTACCCATGGAAGGTCAAGGAGAAGAGCCTATGGGCGGAGAGCCTATGGGCGGAGAGCCTATGGGCGATGAGCCTATGGGCGAAGAGCCTATGGGCGAAGAGCCTATGGGTGGAGAGTCTATGGGTGGAGACTCGTTGGCACCGGAACAACCTCAACAAAGTAACCCTTTTCAAAACGAGTTCAGGACAATAAAATCTGGACGCCCCCAACCTCAAGCTCAGCCTCAACAGGGATACGAAAGTGAAGATCTTTTTCCAGACGCCCCCGACAATAGAATAAAAAAACCTATGTATTAATTATATAGACATGGACGAATACTTCCGAGATCCGGCTTCCGCCAGTCTTATAGCAGGTGCTATAACGGCTGGTTATATACATTCCAAAGCGAAACTTAATAATGAAGGTGACCTCGAAACGAGCGCGTACGCCAAACCAGCCGCTCTCGTTATGATTTTGGTTTATTTCATAGTTTCTAATGGTATAGGTCACCGTGAAGTTATATCTACAGATCCTTTTTGATTCGCTTAAAGAAATAATACACGTATAATACATAATATGACATCTGTTACCGCTTTCAACGACATGATGGGACAATTTCTCACCGAGCTTCATAAAACCTTCCCCGAGGAGAAGGGTGTTAAGAAGTACATCGCAGCTTTCGAAATGATGCGTTCTACTAACGGTAAGCTTATCGTTACGGGATTCATGGATAGTGTTTCTCCGCACATTGAAAAAGTTAATTCGAGAGACGAGTCGTTCTTCCTTGAAAACGCTAATGATATGGAATTTCTTAAGGACGTGAACCTTAAAAATCTTTGGCCAAAGGCTTCCGAGGGTACTCGTAATGCCATTTGGCAATACATTCAGACCCTGTTTATGTTAGGCACTACAATCACGTCAATCCCACCCGAAACGCTCAGCATGATCGAGAATGTCGCTAAGCAGTGTGCGGATAAGATGGAAAATGATGGTGATGAACTCGATGAGACTCAGCTCATGAAGTCCATGCAGGGTCTCCTTGGTGGAATGTTGAAAAAATAAAAGTTTTATATATTAAATGGTATCCTTGTTTAACGATCCGAAACAATTAATTAGGGAGGATAAAATTTTAGACTTTTGGCCTACAAAAAACCAGATGTCAGCAGAACGTATAAACTCTACTGCGCGATTCATAGTTTATGCGACATGCATAGTTTATCTGATTCGCAGGGATCAGAGAATCTTAATACTCGGTCTCACTGGTTTGAGTGTTTTATACGTAATGGAAAAGAGTAACATGATAAAGGAACTTTACGTAACAGATTCTACAGGAGATACCATGTGTCAATTACCCACAAAAGATAACCCCATGGGAAATCTTCTTATGTCAGATTACACCGATAATCCTGGTAGATTACCAGCGTGTGATTATACCACAGTAAAAGATAGAGTCGATAAAAAGATGTTAGATAAAATACCGTACGGTCCCCAAAAATCCAGATCCCCGTGGCCAGAACAGCAACGAAACGCCCTCGCGCGACAATTTGTCACCACACCCGTTACAGATATACCAGGTGACCAAACCGCCTTCGCCGAGTGGTTGTACGGTGCGAGGCAGGGTCCTTTGTGTCGCACGGATAGTAGATATTGTGACCCCGACGCCCGAGGTGTTCAATTAGAAGCCTTTGGTGGATTACAGCCTAACGGTGATAAGCGTAGTGGTATGACTAGGGGATCTTCGTATCCTTGATGACTTAGATAATATTCTCATGTAATAGTAAAATGGCCTACCAACTCCAACCAGGAATGAAAATCGTAGAAAATCCAGTGAAGCCTCCTGTTTGTGCGACTGAAGAAGTGTTTGTCTATCCCCAGCCCAGCACATTAAATTATGGTTCCAGCCGCCCAAATACAATGCTTTATGGCACCTCCCCCTACATGGCGGGTAAAGGAGCCCCCGCTCAGTACATCGAAACGAGTGATCGTTTGCGACCCCAATCGACGAGTCAATTCAATAAGATTCTGGCTCGTACATACGAACAAAACCTATTCCCTCTCCAAGATGTACACTGCAAACTCCCCCTTGAAACTCAGAAGTACGAACCCACGAGTACGCGTGCGGAAGTTCAGAACAGTGTGTTTAGTCGAAGATACCTTCAATAAAAATCTCACCAAAAAGTAAGAATGGCTGATCCCGTTTCCATAGCTGCTATAGCCGGTTTGGCATATTTAGGAAAACGTTTCAGTGACAAGAAAGAATCTGATATCAGAATCCAAAACGAAATGGAAGAGGATACTGAAATTTTCACCCCAGAAGTCCCCAACGAAATACCATTGGATGATAGTCTCGACAGAATACCCCAGAGGAAATTAGAAACAAGTAACTTTTCGGATATTGTACCCCAATCACGATCGAGTGGTGGCGAACTCCTCGAAATGCGAAACCGTATGTTTGACAATGGCCGAATGAATAATCTTTCTCCTATCGAAAAACAACTCGTAGGTCCAGGTTTAGGTGTGGGGCCCGAAGTTCCCGCATACGGTGGGCAGCATCAACTTTTCCGTGTAAACCCCGAAAATGTCGGAGCGTATCGTCTCACAACTTTACCTGGTCGAAGTGGTCCCGCTTTCGATATAAGTGGTGGTCGCCGTGGTCAATCTGGAGATGTCGCTCAGAACAGGCCTGAAAAAACCGCTTACTTATTCGAGCGTCGCCCCGTGCAGGCGGGTAGGGCTCAGGGTATGACTGGTGTAACTGTACGATCCGAACATGAACAAACAAAACGTTTAACCAATAGGTCGCAGACCGGTGCCCGAACGGATAATTTGGGATTTAACGGAGCTAAGCGTATAATATCTGGTACCACGCTCGCACAAGACCCAACCCGTAACAAGAAGGATGGTAATACGGAGCAATACGGATACAATAACAACCCCGCACCCAGTATTCATAAGTTTGCTCATGGTTACGTGAATTCTCCCGCTACTAAGATTGGTGAAAAGCGTACATACGGTTCTGGGTATACCGCCGACGAGCTATTTGCACACGGATTCCGCCCCGATGATCGTCGTGGTAAAGCGAATCGTATGGGTAATGCTGGAAGAATGAATGTGCGCGCCGGCCCCCTTAATCAGGGTGGTATGCCAACAGCAGCCAGGACTGATCAAACGCGAATCGATGGTCGTGTTAACTCAGCCGATGGTGCATGGACACAGCAGTACACCAATAACGCCTACCATAATTTCAACGCATTCAAGGGTCAATACAACCCCAACGCGAGCAACTCCAGTCTCGGTATAGCGAAAAAGCAACTCAGTACCAACCCCGTCACACAGAATTACTTTTAATTAGCAAAAATTGTAGAATAACACCCATTAAAATATTATCCATATATTTTAATGAGCGTATACACGTTAGATATAGATAGTAGTGAACGAGATCCCACATCGTACCCGAATCCAGGAGACTATGTTGTCGAATTACGCCACCCGATTTATGATGTAAAAAAATTATCGATAGTTTCTGCTCGTATCCATGCGAGTCAATTGCTTATTAATGATAATAACAACACGTTTTCAGTTAACGGGACAACTATATCGTTACCTAACGAAAATTATAGCGGAAATGAACTGGCGACCGAACTATTATCTAAATTTCAGGCTGCCAACATCAACCCGGTTGGTTCGGTACCTATTTCAAGTGTAACGTACGATAAGAGTAAAAACGATTTAACATTTGGGGGTACGGGTGCATTTACATTTGAGTTTTATGGTGGAGAAAATGGATATCACGCAGACGTCGCTGTAGACGGAAAAACGACACCACACGATATATTAGGTCTCCCCGCGAGTAACGTAACATCCACGAATAACACTCTCACCACCGGAAGTATCAATTTACAGGGTCCGGATGCACTCATCATAAAAATCAGTAACGGCGCCGACGAGTTGACTAAAACTGTATATTCCGATACACCCTTTTACACAGGAAGAATCCTTATGTGTGGAGACGTTATTAACTATTCGGGTGTGGATGATGCTGTAGAGCATAATTTTGACACGGGGGCACAAAACATATCAAAATTACGTGTACAGTTCTTTTACAGTAGTAACAACCGTTTAATTCCATATGATTTTAGAAACGCGAATCATATATTGAAACTAAACATAGAATGTAGTACAGATAAACTACAGAATGTACCTAAGGTTGATAAGAAGTTTGAATTACCGCCACCAATTCGTATACCCAGTATTGAGGATCCGAATAGATGGAATGGAATGGTATATATTTTTGCTATAATCGTTGCGGGTATATTCTTTATATTCGTCGCTAAACCCAAAAAAGTTAGCGAGTGACAGCGTACGTGGGGGCACTGGGCTTCCTGACGCGGGTGGAAAGCCTGGAGATGACCATGTAAACGACAACGGAGAGGAGGGTGGTGAAGAGCGCGGTGAGCGCGTAGTTCATACCACCGTTCTTCTGGACGCGGACGACCTGATGGATGGACCATCGAACGACATCCATCCAAGAGAGGGCGGCGGCGAAGGAGAAGCCGGCCACGACGGCGTTAAGAGACTGGGTCTCGAGCTCGCGGGAAATAGCTAAAAGCATATCGGCGGGTACTGGGGAAGACATTTTATAATATATCGAGATTTTATTCTGGAAGAAGATCTTCTACAAACGCTAATTTTTTATACTGCGTTTTTTCATAACCTTTGATATTTTTATCCTCTTCTGTGTCAGTGCTAGACCCAGAATCCGTATCGGAATCAGAACTTTCATCTCTGATTTTAAAAGATTTTATCTTTTTATTAGAATTCTTCCATCCCCGCGGAGGAGATGTGTTCATTACTATCAATAGCATTTTTTATCATTTTTTCTGACGGATTGGTTGGTTCCCAACTTTCCCATGCGTCATACGCGTCGTTTATAGACTTAAATATTTCAACGTCTCCTGAGTAAGGTTCGAAAGGTGGTTCATCTTCTTCATTAACCGTTTCGATTTCTTCTTCGTCAGATTCTTCTTCCTCGTAAATTTCTGGAAAGTACGACCCAATTTGTTTACCGACTGTGTTCATTGCACAGTATTTCATACAATATTCCATATCCTTGGAGAGTATAACATCTCGTCCACACGCTTTCGCGTATTGTCCTGATAACACGACCGCATTTTCAAAAACTGGTGTTACAATATCAATTGCCGATTTCGCCACTGTTGAAGAGAAGTCGTGCGCTTCCATCTGCGAACTGTAATATGTTATTACTGAGCGCATAAACTCTAAGCTCTCTTTCGTACGTCGTATCATTATTCAATTTTAAGGTTACGTGCTGATCTTTGATCAAACTGAAATTTTTTTGACCCGTAGGATACCATTTTTCGGGTTCAAGCGCAAAACTATATGAATAAAATCTCCTGAATAATTGTGTCCTGGAATGGTGTATTCCACTCTGAACCGCGCGCAAATTGATGACGTCACCTGATTGCTCATCTAATATGACTTCCCTGTCGAGTTCCATCTCTAGAGTGACCAAATTTTCGTAGTTGATATATTTCTTATTTGATCCACTGGAAGGATATATCTGTGAAGAATGATCATAATTAAACGGTGTTATATCTTCACCTTTTCTGGCGATCACAAAATATAACTCTTTCACCGGATTTATAAACTCCATCCTAAATTTCGTAGAATCGTATCCATCCTGCGCCGATACAGGTATTTGAAATGAAGCACTCTGAAGCTGTGTGATTATATAATCTGTTTTAACAGCTTCGAGTTTACCTTTTTCGGGATCATTGAGTTGGACCATTTCGGTATACAAAGAAACATCGTTTATGGTAGCTTTAGACGGGTCAAAATATGGTTCGACTATGTTTATTGTACCACCCATCCCCACATGACTAGAATTATTACAATAGTAGTAGATCGTATCAGGTGCATTATCTGGGACAACGTATGTTATCACAGAAGCATTATCCGTAACACCATCACTCGCACCCAATATAGAACCACTATCAACGAATCCTAGTGCTGTTCGACCATCTGCTATTTTGGATAGTTTAAACGGATGTCCCGCCGAAGAATAATCAAATATATACGTATTACCCCGTTGAAGTGTGAGTGTGGGTTGAGGAGCGGTGTTTATATCAAACGCATTATTTGATACCGTAACGTTAAACGTCGTGTTATCACTAGATCTTGTCGTTGTATTTGTCGTAGAATACCATTTGTATAAACAGTCTTTCTTCTCACTCAACTTAATTTCTATTTCACATTCCTGTTGTTTTAAGGCACACAAAGGTAACGCCAATTCCATATTATTATGAAAATAAAACGGAATATCTACGATAAATTTTTGAGATGTAGTGGCTTTACCCAAATATCCGTCGATGGATGGATCGCTAACCGCTTTACCAGAACTCTCTTCGGGTGATTTACCTATGAGTTTTGATAAATTATTTTGTTTCGTTTGAGTCAAATACTGTTCCGAATAAATCTGTAACCAATCTCGTGGCACTCTTTGAATTAATTGACCGCCTATGATTAAATCAACATATTCTATGATAGCGTGTCCTATGGATTCGTTGTATTTTTGGTACACGCCGTCATGTAAAAGATCCGATAACTCAATATGTAAACGCACACCCTTTATGAGATCCCCGCAATTTATGGGAATAGTACACTTTAACGTACTTTCATAGTCTTGTTTACCGTGAAGTTCGTGCTTTACATCAAACATAGCAAAATTAGAGTGTTTCCTGAAACTTCTTAAGAAATGGGAATAGTCTGGGTTATCCGTAAAAAAGGCATCCTGTGATCCTTTTGTTGCAAGCTGAACACGACCAGCCATTACTAATATTATACGTTAAAATTTTAAACCAACTAAACCGCTGGCCACGTGAAGAACATTGTAATTTAATGCGTATACTGAAACATCTATGTCACGTGTAGTTGATGTTTCTTCCAATTCTATATCAATTTTCTTGTGTATTATACGACTCATGTTTAATTGCCCGGATGGATAGTGTTGTTCTGGTTTTAAAGAGAATGAATATGAATAAAACTCAAACGCAGGATCTGGGCATCCTGTATGGTGTCGAAGAGACTGTTCATACGCCAGATATTGCCCACTTTGATCGAAAATAGTTTCACCGTTACATGCGAATTTTACATTTTTTATTAATCTGTGATCGGAACGTTTACCTGGTAAAAGTGTCGTGAATTCTTGGTCGGATGATGATATGTTAAGTAGACGATCTTCAGTACCTCCCGAAGTGCCCGACAGCGAGTACACGCGCACGTGGCCGGCGTTTTGGCCGCCGCCGTCGCCGTCGTTGCCACGTGCACCTATAGCCACCCGTGTTCCGTCTGAGGACATCGATACTGAGTACCCAAACTCGTCGTAGTCCGCCTCACCATTGGTGTCGGCACCCACCTGAGTCCACGTCCCGCTGCTCTCGACGTACACGCGCACGTGGCCGGCGCGCGCTGCACCCCACGTATCCCCCGGCGCGCCGATCGCCACGCGCGTGCCGTCAGAGGACATAGATACCGAATGGCCGAAGAAGTCACCCGCAGCATCGCCATCGATGTCTAAACCTACTTTATTCCACTGAGTTCCGTTCCAATCGTACACGCGCACGTGGCCGGAGTTGGATCCAGCGGCGGAATCGTTATAAGGTGCGCCTATAGCCACGCGCGTGCCGTCCGAGGACATCGATACTGACTGTCCGAAGTAGTCATCCGCAGCATCGCCATCGATGTCGT